GCGTTATTCTCCGAGGTCAATGCTGCCGCTGCTGATGCAGCCGCGTTGGTTTCTGCAGTCTCAGCGTTATTCTCCGAGGTCAATGCTGCCGCTGCTGATGCAGCCGCGTCATCTACATACGCCTGGATAAAATCACTGTGCCCAGAGGAGAACACATGCTTTGCACCAGCAGAGAAATTAACTGGACTGTTTGAATTGCTAGAAGCCACAACCGTCTGGCTTCCACCCCGGCGTAGCGTTGTAGCATCCACCATATCAGTGCTGCCGACTTCCCATTCCCCGGTGGTTTTACATTCAATCACATAGGGAAAAGTTTGACCGCCAAAACCATAGGCTGCGTTAAAACTTTGGTATGAGCTCTCAGCACCGGTCAAGGTGAAATTTCCCAACCCGGTTGTGGTAGAATTCTCAAATACCCTATCCTTTAAAATATCTGGCATGTTCTCTCCTTAAACCACAGGTTGATCGGTGAGAAGCCCACCCGACCCAAAAGTTATAATAGCATCCTCCCCCACAGGAAATGAGGTTGACCCTCCGAAATCTATGTAGGAAACAAGTTTATTTCCTGCTGTTACATTACGAATGACCGCCCCAGTGGTGGGCCCTAAATCAATAGTATCTGGTGACCACAGTATATCGCTAGAGTCCCACACAACAATCCCATCCACCTGTTCCACAGTTTTATTGAGGAGGAGTTCCCCACCCACTGTATAACCATTACCGTTAGCCAGTTCATATGAAGACGCGCTGCTCCAATCAGTATGATCAGCATCAAACACGTAATCATTAACGAGAGAGATTCTCAGCTCGTCATTCACCCCGTCGAAGTTCCCTTTTAAGGCTTCGGCCATTAGGTGGTTATATGTGTATACAGTAATAGCCATGATTACTCCGGTATCTCAATAAATTCTACTTCGAAAGCTTCTGTCGTACCACCCCCACCTAAGAGACTTTCTGGTTCCTCAAACGGTTTATTGAACCTGACTTCCAAAGTGCCGTAGACGGGGTGAGGATAGTGAAAACTCAAGAACAACTTATGCGCATGGTAGAAATCAATCAGGTTCTTCATATTGAAGGTGGGATTCACAGTAGCAGAAACCTCACTACCCTCAGTATAAAACCTCATCGCGGCAAAGGAAAGCTTGAAGATTCTCTGATCCGGCGCCGTAGGAGGGGCAGTAAAAATGTATGAGTTCCCGAACTGACCCCGGATACCTGATTCTGGATTGACAGTTTTCACTTTATGAAATGGAAAATCAAAGACTTCTAAGGCCATTACAATGCCCCCACTGAAATAGACTTCACCAGCTTCTTGGTTGCCCCGCCGCGTATCATATCATCGGTGATAGCGGCCACCACATCATGCTTGGTCATAGAAGGTCTCTCGTTAGGAGGAACCACATAGACGTTAAGGAACACAGGATCCGCTGGTTTTGAGTATGCTTGCGGCCTGGATTGAGACATTTTTCGATTACCATAGGCGTTGATCATATCCAGGTTTTCCTTACCGATCATCTGGACAGCAGACTGGCGCAGCATGTACTCACCCGGTTGGGCAAGGACAGGAACCGAGTCGCGGGTTGTGATACCACGACCTGTCGCGGCCCTCATCATCCCACCTTCTTTTTTACCTAAGAAGAAACCAAAAAGGTTACCTAAGAATCCACTACCCCCAGTGATGACGTTAGCTGCAGCAGCATCTGCTACTTTCTTAATGAGGCTCTCAACTATCGTTACCCCAAGAGCCCTAGCAGCATCACCCATGGTGGCGGTGCCCTTCGCCCAGTCTTGAAGAAAAGTAGATAGAGCAGCTCTAGATGCCTCAAGAGACTCGGTTATATTCCTATTAATATTCTTCCCAAGATCAAAGTTCTTCTGCATCTGCTTATTACTAGCAGCTACAGCCTCCTCGATGGCTTTCGACAACTCTAGATTATTCTGAGTAGAAATACCTATAGCAGCGTTATACTCCTCAGTGGCATCTGTTAACTGCTTATCCAATTCCAGCTCTTTCTTCTTCTCCGCGTTTACCCCAGCTTGTAACCGGGCAAACGCCTCCCTATCAGAAAGACTAGCCGTATCGCTATCAGCCCCTGCAGCGGACAGAATACTTAATCGAGGAACCTGACCATTCTCTGGAGAATAAAGCCCGGTTCTCACCAGGTTTAATTCATTTCTTATGCGTTTTATTTCTATACTAAGTTTCTCCGTATCAATTTCTTTTAACTGATTATCAAATGAGGCAATAGTGGCATCAGAGAACCTTCCGTAAAGAGGACTGTTAATATCTTCATTCTCCTTTTTAAGAGCATTCAATTCTGCTGACTTTCTATCTAAAGGTAGTGTGGCGCGTTGTAATTCCAGGTTTACTTTTTCGAATACAGCCTGAGTTAATTCCAAGAAACTTGCAGCGGCCTCTCCCACACGAGAAATAGACTCAGACGTCTTCTCCCCAGTTTTTGCCAATAGGGTCTTAAGTTTTAAACTTAAATATTCGACCCCCTCTTTACCCACTTTTCCTGATTCGATTAAACCCTTTAGTTCATAAAGCTCACTATCAGGTGTGATACTTGCAGCAGCCGCAGCAAACGCAGCTTCCATCTTCACAGAATCATTCTCAAGAAGATCGTCTAATGTTTTCTTCAGAGTATTTTGCAGTTCAGCAATATACTTCGTAATGCTCTCTTGAGCTTTAAGATTCCCTGAGGCTTCTGCTTTTGACAACTCAGATCTTTGGCTCTCTAATTCCAAAGTAATTCTGTCGATCTGATCATTAACACTCTTATATGGAAGAACTGTTTCACCAACCAGCCTGGCTTTTTCTTTTAAACTCTCCACATATGAATTATCAGCCTGGCTAGTTTTAGCTTCAGCCATTCGTACAAAATCTAATGCTTTATTTATCTGGGATTTTAACTCTAAACCTTCTTTTAGGCGCCCCTCAGATTCTATTCTTGATTTTTCTGTGCCTTCAGCCAACCCCTGTGTCTTCTTATAAATCCCTTGAATGATTTTCTCTATGTCAACACTGGCTTGAGTTAAGGTGGTACGAACATCAACTATGTCTTTTTTGTATATCTCTTGCTTGTTGGGATCAAGAAGATCATACCGGTTGTTGGCCATGAAGTTGAACATTGTGTCCGCACCAAGAACCCGTTCTCTAATGGGATAGAACGGAGAACTGGTTGGAGTAGTACCAGTCATCCCTTGCTGAAGAATAGAAACACTGGTAGGCGCTGGAGGAATAATATGCTTTATAGCCCCCGCTGCCTGTTGTAAAGTTAGGCTCTGTTGTGTAGAGGATATTCTTAATAGCTCTTGTAACCCCGCGTACTTCTCTGCGCTTGCTTCTAACTGGAGCTCTCTAAGTTTTTCTATTAACTCACCAACAGGGTCTATTGCCCCCTCTTTTATTGCTTTACCAAGCTCTGGAAATTTTATTTGGAGACGCAGTAACTCTGTTTCCAACGCGTTGTGATCGTCTGAAAGAAGAGCATATCGACCTACCAACCTGTCAATCTCTTCCTGATAACTATTTATTTTATCAGTTGCTGCCCCCACGTTAGATTGTTGAGTATTAAAAGCAGCGTTTGCTTTATCTAGTTGTTGATTTAGAGTAGGAAAAAACCTAGATAAGGTCTGCATTCCGACAATCAATGCTGTGATACCTACCGCCCATAGTGAGAGAGGAGATATACCTCTCCCAGCAACTCTTGCAAATGAAGAAGACAAACCGGTGGTTGCCACAGTTGCCGCTACAGAAGCTATCTCCACCCCCCTAATACTTTTTACTACGTTACTTAGACCAGATATCATTATAGGAATGTCTGTGATTAACGTGCGTAGTCCTATTGCTCCCGCAATATCAAATATTTTCTTACCAGCGAAAGCAACGCCGAAACCTGTAAGTAATGTGCCGAACGCAGGAAACACAACCTTCAAAGCCCTAAGAGTGTCTATGAAACTACCAGAAAGCTTTGTGATAACAATAAGAGCGTTTTTTACCGGTTCAAACCCTTGGTCTATAGCAACACCAAGTTGGCCAGAGAATTGTGAAAAAACATTTGAGAGGGAACGCATTTGTTTTGCGTTCGCCTCCGCAGCAGCATTAGTAAGAAGAATTTCTTTTTCAAGACGGGATGCCAACCCTATATTATTTGAGATAGCCAAGAACGCCGCGGCGCCTCTTACCTCAAATGCTTTGAACGCATTCTCAGTTCCAAAGCCTGCCTTAGTTAAATTCTGCAGTGCCCCAATAAGCCCCTGACTATTAATATCAACGTCATGCGCAGTCAAACCAACTGCTTGGAGCTGTTCAATCAACTTCTTACTGGGGTTTTGAAGTTCAATTATTACATTACGAAGACCGGTACCAAGAGTGGAACCAGACTTAATACCAGCGTTGGCTAACGCACCAAGCACGGCAACCGTTTCTTCAAAGGTAGCTCCAGATTGTGCCGCGGCATTACCCGCGTATTGAAGACCAGTTACCAACTTATCAGTGGTCAATTTCGTCTTGTTGATCGCTCCAACTAAAACGTCTGCTACGTGAGCAGTGTCATCAACACTTAGATTAAAAATATTCAGAACTGAACTTGCTGATTCCGCGGCGGTAGTAAGATCAGTACCTACCGCGGTTGCAAAAAGACTAATGGGACCTATAGCCTTCTTGATCTGTTCAGCACCAAAACCAGCCTGCCCGAGGATCAGAGCGGCCTTAGAAATATCCACCGCAGTGAATTTGGTGGTAGATGCCACATCAATAATTGTGTCCTTCAATCCAACCATCTCAGTATCGGTAAGATCAGCAACGGCAGCGAGATCTTGAAGTGCTTTATCAAATTCTACCACGAAGCGTGAACCAAAACTGAATAGGCTAAAGATCTGAGACATGATAAGGTAGTTGCCCAGTAGACCAGCTTGAATCTTGAAAAGCTGTGGTAGATAGTTTGGGTCACCTAGACGGTTCGCTATCCCCTGCGCCGGCGTAGTCCCACGACCAGGCAGGGCCAGCTGTGCGAAAGTCTTACCACCATTTACTGGGATTGACTCCTGACGCGAGGCAATAGCTGCTGCCTCTCCCCTCCTCTTGAGAAGAAGAATTCTAGCCTCTTCAGCACGATTTACAGCTATCAAACCTTTTTCAAGCTTGGCCAGCGCTGCTTGTTCTTTTTCAAGGATACCTAATCCAGCGGTTTGTCCCCGCGCTAATTTTGCATCAGCTTCAGCAGTGGCGGCGAATACTCTTGATCTCTGAGCAATAATCTGATCCGCAAGAATAGATTTATTCCGAGAGGCGATCTCTTGAATTGCGTCTTTCAATTTAATCTTAGGAAGAAGATCAAGAGCCTTTGATTGAGATCGCATACCTGCATAGATAGCAGTTACGAGATCCGCCCCCATTTTCCCGTATTCGCCTTTTAGCTTTGCGATTTTTCCCTTATTATTTGTAAGGGCTAGAAGATTCTCAACCCCGCCGGCGCCAAGGTTTTTGAGAAGATTATTAGCAGAGGTTCCTGCCCCAGCCATCGCTTTGTTGAATGCGACCGTCTCGCCGGCGATCTGCCCAACGAGCGTCCTCATGCTGTTGAAAGTTGTCTCTAGATTTCTGGCTGAGTTGTTGGATGAAAGAAGAGACTCTTGAAGCTTGGTGAGCTGATCAAGCCTCTGGATTACAATCTCTAAGGTTGGTTTATCTACAGCCACCTAGTTCTTCCCCATCATTGCGGCGAATTGCATCTTCGCCTCTACAGCGTTTTTAGGTGCCGAAACTTCTTCCTTACCCCCGCCGAAGAGACCAGACACAACGTAGGCCAGGATTTGAAGATCCTCGGTAGACCTCGCCCGTTCGAAACCCAACTTTAGCTTCAAACGGGTTTTAATGTCCCACTCTGTATTCTGCCACAGAATTGCTTCCGTGTCACTTAACCGGCAGTCGTAGGCCCAGCAGAGGCACTCCCCTCCGGTAAGGCTTCCGTACCAGTCGGTGATCCCATTAATTTCTGAAGCAGCGCTTCCGGGGCCGTCAGGTCTTTTTGCAGCCTCGTCGCGCTTTTCACGAAAAAATAGAGGATGTGCTCCGTCACCCAGGTCGTAACGCGCTCCCCGTCTTCAATTGTCATAATGAAATCATCAAGGGAACATTCCGACTTAGGTTCCCCATGCCCAGCGCGGGGCCTGAGAGCTTCCAGCATAAGCTCTGATTGCAGGGGTACGTTGAAGTATAGCCCATGAACATCTTCACCTGAGGCCATCGTGCGCGTCACCAGGCGCCGTATTAGACCAGCCGACATGAACAGTTCGGCAGGTTTATCGTTAACCATAATGCTCAGCCGATCATTCGGCTTTTCCATAGTTTCTGACATGAGTTCTCCCTTTGTTGTGTTGTCCTAAAAGAACAACCACCCCATGCTAACATGGGGTGGTTGACGCTGCAAGCCCGTTCGGGAGATAACGAGCGAGACGTTTTACTGGAGATACATCCTGGACTGATCACCACCGAACTCCGTATAGAACGGGTCAGTAGTAACCTGGCTGTAAATCGTGAACTCAAAGGGCAGATTGCCAAAGTCCTGAGACGTAAAGGCAAGGCTGAAACCTTTGATGATACGCAGTTTCGGGATCTCAATAACACAGACAGTGCCGTCTGCAAGCTTACCAGAGATCTTCGCAGCATAGTACGGCTGGTCATCTTTGGAACCAATCGCCAGTTTGTTGACGAGCAGAACCTGTGCATTGTCGGCGATGTCAGGAAGAGCCATCGTAACGGTGATCACTTCACCAGTTGATGTAGATGCAATCTCTCTGACAACGAAGTCATCTTCACTGTCGTTCTTGATCAGAATGAAATCCCCCGCAGAGAAAAGGGCATTGTCATCAACGACCAGATCGAACTCAGGAGGAGAGCCGGCAACGATGGCGCCATTTACTGCTGTGGTAGCCGTCAGAGCCGTAAAGCTCTCAGCATCCGCCAGGCCGAGGCCGTATGCAAGGTTACGCGCGGTATACTCATAGGTCTCCATCGTAGCACGAACAGGGTTGTTGGTAAGAACCGAGAACACGATCTCGTTCTTCACACCTTGACCAAGTTCAGTGTAAGAGGGTTCTGCCGTCAGCGTGAAGTTTTTCACGAGACCGATTGAGTGTTCTGCAGGATTGAGGTTGTGAAGATCAGCTTGTGGGCCGATCATTACAGTAGCGGTGTTCAGCATGAACTTTTGCGTTTTAGCTAAGCCGGGCATGGGAATCTCCTTTTTGCCATTGATTGAAAAATGTCTTCAACAATCCAATATATCATGTTATGTTTTAAGGAGTATAAATTAAACAGTGGCAAACCCTTTCATTAATATGAAAAAAGTCCCGGTGAACATCTACCTTCCTCCAGACCTAAACCAGGCCATACGAAACCGGGCCCGGAACAACAGCCGAAGTCTGTCTGGGGAAATTGAGAATATTTTGAAGAAGCACCTTCAGATGCAGATCAATCGAGAGATGGTGGATTCTCTAGAGCAAGACCAAAGCGAAGAACAATCTCAATCAGAGGCCTGACCTCAGTGGTCGTAAGAGGCAATGCTGCTGTTGGTCTCATCACTATGGCTTGTCCTATTGGTTCTCCATCAACGGTTCTCACAATAGGGATTGCAAACCCAGGCTCTAATTTTGAATAGAGATAATCCACTACAGGCCGAAGCCGGCGAAGATTGGCATCATCCGCCAAGGTGCATACAACAAAAGAACATGAACCAATATGTGTTTCTTCATCGTTCTCCAAAGAATATTCGGCTATTCCTATGAGATCCGCGTCTGGTAATTTATTCAATGTGGCGTTGCTATCGAAATCAAAAACCTGAAAATCATCCAGGGAGATGGCTTCTTTGGTTTCCTTACAAAACGCTAGTAGGGATGATTGAACATCTAGATAAATTCCACTCATATTACACCACGCCTCATTGCTGATCTCATTTCCACTTTCAACCAATACTCCATATAGGCACGAAGTACAAGACGCTTCCTACCAGATGCTGCGCCTATTTTTCCTCTGCCGGGTCCAGGGTTGGTGAGTTTTGCAGAAATATTTTGTCCAGTTTCGTGCTCGAAGATAAACGTCTCGACCGCCATATCATCCCCGCCGGCTAATACACTCGTCGCAAATTCTCCCGTTAACACAGGGAATGGTGTGAGCTCCACAAACGCCGATAAACTCTTCGGAAGCTTTGTCCTTTGGGATATTCTTGTTCCCTTTTTCCCGTATATAACTTTCTGGAATCCCGCCCTTCGTTGGATATATCTAACTTCTGCTCTATCCCCATGAGCAGTAGAGCCTAATTTGTACGTAAGGGTTGGCACACCAAAGATTGTCTCATAATTCAAGGAAGGAAGAGAGACACTCAAAGGAGTTCCTTTCGTTCTACCACTTTTATAAAACACATCCGATCGTATTTTATGCTGTTTATACCTACGGCTGGTATACAACTCAGTGAGCGGTGCCCAGTTTATAGGTTTCACCCCTTCAAACGAGGGGGATTTTTTCTTATTTACAATTTTATTGGTCAGAATCTTAAAGAATTTTTTATTGGTCTGATTTATATTTGTACGTATTGTCTTCATCATATTAATGATAGCAGAATCGATCTGATCCGTTAAAGAAGCGAAGATCTGATCCCCCAAAAGATTTATAGACTCTTCGTTTTTCTTACTCATCGCTTCTTCAATTCCAGGACGTAGACCCCTAAGACCATATCTGATTTAACAACCACAAAGTCCCCAACACGATCATCCACCAATACCTGGCGGTCGCAAATTGCGACATGTTGTTCTTGTGGGATGTGAAGATGATCAACCATTGATGCTTTCGGCTGAGTAGAAAGATATACCACCCCATTATCTTGATCTGTGAAAACTTCCTTCACACCAGTCACAGCGTTCTCTTGTACAGTACTCCCATACCACGTAAGAATTTGATCAACACCAAACAGTTTGAAATGCTTGTAGATTGGGTCTACCGAAAAACCTTCTCCATGCTCTGCAATGATATAGGTGGTGTCATGCGCAATCATTACATTCCCAGGGACCAAGAATGTGTTGGGAGCAGTTCTTAAATATCGACGCGCTGAGAGAAAGTTGCTAACCCGGCTAGTGTCGGGAATATCCAACATCTGCCCGAAAAATTCTCTACCATCAATGAGCTTGAACTGGCTACGAAACCGTTTTCCGACCCCAAGAAGCTTATTGAGCCCAACCATGGTTCACCTATGTGTTTGTGACCGGATCAGTACCTACGGCCAGTGTAGAAAGAAGCGGCGCCTCGGGAGTATCAATCTCTAGAACCACGTTCAGCAGGGATGAATATTTCTTCGTGAGTTGATCTATGATCCCTGCAAAATCAATGTTCTGAAACCGGTTATATATTGTGTTATCTGCCTGCTCCATTTGAAACATCGATGTCTGGATAGAGATCATCAATGCCAAGGCTGCTTTATATTTAACAGCTTCGATGACGCTCGGTATTAAAATAGAACCCCCTGAGATGATTGTGTCAAGATTCACAGCCTCCCCAGCGTCAAGTTTTACTCCGTCATACGCCCTGAAAATATCAATGGCGTTGTCTGGCGCCTCTGATGAACTTACACCTAGAAGATCCCGCACATCCTGCTCATTTAAGGGGAAGTTAAGGCTCTCCCTAAGGATGTAGCTATCCCTTATAAAGTAAGTCTTGTCTTGGTAGGTAAAACGGAATTCCAGATGCCTGAACTCGTAAGTCAAAGTGGAAGTGTTGTCGGCCCCGGAAAATTCCTCAACATAGGAAGTGGCCAGTGCTGGGACCGCCAATTGAAGCTCATCATAATAATCGATTATGGTGCCGGCGTTGTTTGTAACCGTCAAATAGACGCTATCAACATCAGGAACTACAAGTTCCCCATCCACCATAAAAGAAACTTTATAGGCGTAAGCTGAGCCGTCTTTCACATACTTTGACATCAATCATTCTCTTTCGGATCAAAATGATCATCACTAAGCTGTTCCAGATCTCCCTCTTCTGGCCCTTCTTCATCCTCAAGAGTTCCTTCCATCTCAGTCAAGGGCTGACCATGAATATCTACCCCGAGCATGGCGCAGTAAGAAGAAACCGCTAAGGTCTCATCCATCTTGCTGTCTCTCAACACCTCTAGGAATATATTTTGATTTGCGTCTTTCGATAGATTAGAGGCATAGATTGTTAACTTACCAGCAGCAATAAGTCCCTCCAAATATGAAGTAAGGGTTACTACAGTAGGGCGGTTCGGTTTGATACTCTCCCGGTTGGGAAGAAGATATGACTCTGGTTTTTTAGGTTTTACGATGCACTTACTCATTTTATTCTCCCTGTTATTTAAAAACCCCACCCACACATTCCTGGCGGGTGGGGTTTCTAAATTTATTGTAGTCTGGCGAATATTATTCGTCAAACACAAACTGGCTTCTGGTGTCACCAAATACCAGTTTGTAACCCGTGTTCTCCGTGCGAACCATCGTGATGGTTTGCGTTTGGATTGCACGTTCCGTTTCCTGGATATTGGAACCCGACTCAACGAGTTCTTCCAGCGTATCACCTTTGCTGAACCCGAGCAGGGTACCAGGTTCGGTAGCACTGGAAAGAACCGGCGTGATGTTCAGAGCCAGGTCGAGGCGACCAAGTTGAACACCGGCGGCATTGAGGTTGTCGATCGGACGAGCACCAAAGTTGTAGGTAGCGGCGCCAATGGTTTGCTTGCCAAACATCAGCATCCACTGCAGATACGCATCCCAGTTCATCAGGACTGTATCAATAGGGGTGCCGGCTTGTGCGCGTGAAACCAACCAGGCCATAAGGTGAGCCCAGTTGATTTGACCGTTGGTGGCCGTGATACCAGTTGGTGTGTTGAAAGACGACTGGTTCACTGATGGAGCGGCACCATTCACACCATCACCATTCGTCAGAATGGTGGTGGCGGCGGTTACCTTGGAGATTTCCAGCTCACGAGCGATCCGGTTACCAAACGGAACCAGAAGATCCAGAGAAGCCCGGCGGCTGAACTCGTACGAAGTACGAATACCAGAACCATGCTTGAAGATCTTCACGGACGTTTGAGAAGTCCTGATCGTACGGATCGGGATGCGGCCCATTTCAGGAACCGAGAAGGTATCGCGTTCCCCAGCGTCATCATTGATGACAGTGGAGAGCATCTCGTTACCGGCGATGGTACGGCTATTGGCAAGCATCGGCGCCACGATTTCGAATTGATCTTGACGGGTTGCAAAACGAACCACATCATCAATCACTTCTGGGAACAGGGCACGGGTACCTGGGAAGGTTTGGAAAGTTTCCGAAGCGGCTTGCAGATAAATGCCGTTTGCGAAATCATTCCTGACGGGAAGATTCAGCTCGAACAGAGCCATCTCATAACCATCGAGACCGTCCTTTTTATCAATTTCACGACCTACCGCCAGTTGGAGGTAGTTGCGAATATTGACGCCGAAGCTGGAAGCATCCTTCGCAAGCTTGATGCCTGCGTTCTTTGATTCCTGCTCAACATCGGACTTCAGCTCTTTTACGAGCTTTGAGAGATCGATCTTTTTGATCTCACTCAGGGGGCGGGTATTGATTTGCATTGTGCTTCTCCTTAAACCCGGATGGCCACGACAGCAGCGCCGCTGTCGAGGACTTCAACAACCAACCAATCCTGAGGATCGGAAGATTGTGCTTTTTGAACATACCCCTTAATCGCTGGGGAAGAACTGTCGGTACCACCGACAAGATAATCCCCAAGAGCAGGAGTTTCATCCGGGCTGGATGCAGTCGCATCAGGATTCACTACAAACTTGTAGCCACCTTTCAGCGCAATGGTGCCGATGCTGATGCCTTCAATGGCACGAACTTCTGCGACCATAAGGATACCGAGGATACGATCCCCGTTTCCTGCCAGCTTGACAGTATTTGCGGCACTCGAATCAAGAGTGACGGCTTTGCCTTCATCTGCCTGGGTAATACCTGACGCCAGCAAGAATGGATACTGGAACTCGTCATGAACGATACCCCGGAGAGAAGTGAGACCAATAGCAGCCATGTTCTATCTCCTTATTTCTTGTTCACTCGGAAAGCTTCCTTGCGACGATCATCAGACGCATCCGTCTGCTTCACATCCTTCTTGCCCCCATCAGAGTGGGTTGCCCCAACTGCTTGATGGAGTTTGAGCCCCTTTTCTTCAATCATGGTGAGCATAGCCACCAGATCTTCAGGAGGGGTTGCGTCAGCTGCACCGGAAGCGACCAATGCGGCTTTTGCATGCGGAAGCATCTTTGCAGTTGCTTCCGTCAATTTCGTCTCGGCCTTTTCAGCCCGAGCGTTAATCTCTTTCTCCGATTCGGTCTTTGCACCATCGAAGGTGGCGATTTTTTTCTCCGCCTCCGCGAGTTGCGCCGTCAAAGCAGTGATCTTTGCATCTTTTTCAGAGATGGAAATATCCTTCTTTGCCAAATCAGAGGAGAGGGTAGAAACCTTATCGATAAGGTCTTTATCCATTTTGTTATCTCCTTCTTTGGGTTGAGTGTCCTCGGTCAGCTTGAACGAGGCGGTTAGGACACGACTATCAACCGGCATTGCGCCGCTAGCAGCCAACCTGTCCAGGGTTTCCTGTCCCATGCTTTGTTTTGCACGGGGCAGAATCTTTGCGTCCTTAGATGCGCCCTTACCGACCAGGCTCATCTCGGAAAAATACTCCAGACCTGTAAGTCTCACGTGAACGCCGTCTTCCCCGATCACGTGACCTTCAGCACAGGTCAAATTGAAAAAATTCTCAAACGTAGCGTCTTTACCGAAGTAGTCAAAGTTACACTCTGAACAGAACGCATGCTTTGTAAGAACACCAACGCTTACCTCATCAACAATGGAGTTCTCAATATCATTGACGAGCTTGGTCTCCGTATTTGAAAGAGCAAAAAGACTGTGAAGAGTTGTCTCACCATGCGTGTCGCTCATTAAGGCGCCGTTGAAAACTTTCCCCACGGGGAGCTGTCGGGTGTCGTGCATAATCTGTAGGGGGATAGCTCCACCCGCAGCGTTCAATTTCTCCTGCATCTCAATAAGTGTTGAAGCGCTCAACCGAGCTTTATTCCAAAACCCACCCTTTGAAAGGGGCGCCGTGGATACCATGTTGGCTTCAAAAATTGAAAACTTCGACGGATCAGCGTCAGGATCGTCGAGTGCGAACCTGAGAGCAGACTTTATTTTCTCCGTAACGAGGACTTTTTTCCCCATGTAAACCCCTATCGACTTCTCTTTTAGGTATAACCTTATTTGCCACTTATTACAAGATACTCGTTGCTACACAACTAATATACCATAATATTTATTAATAGAAAGCAAAAATCCCTGTGGCTGTGGTGTCGGTTGCGTAGATCTGTTTAACGGCAAATGGGTAGTAAGTCTTCGCCAGCAGAGGCAAAGTCACATCCGTATCCGTTGGAGAGTTATCGTCGGCATCCGCCTCGAAAACCAGTCTGACGTTTCCCGCGACTGATACCATGATGCCGCGGGTACAATGAGGAAGCTCGTCATTATCGTCGGGAGTTACCGCGAAGCAGTGTCTCGCGGGAGCATTGAAACTATCACGATCACAATACCGGCCTTTTTCTGCCTTGGCTGAATTTGGAGAATCCATGTTTATTTACCTCTCTTGACTGTGTTTGATTTGGCGGACTTGTTATCTGATGGGGTTATACTGCGACCCAGAGGGTCTGAGTTAGGACTTGCACTTCCAGCGTCGACACCGGCGGCGCCAGCCATAGGCATGAAGCCCGTACCAGAAAGTGTTGGAGAACCTGTTGGTGGTGGCCGGTTGAAAATCTCGATATGATATTCAGCATCGGTAATAAGCCCAAGACTGAGGTTTTGCATCATCCTGGATTGGCGCATTGTCAGCATAGCTTCAAGCTCGGTCTTTGGACGAAGTTCTACATCATCGAACCTACAAACCACGTACCCTGAATATCCAGTGAGGCGCATCGCCAGAGTAAACGCATCAGAGAAAAGATCCGCCACCGGTGTATTGAGAGCTTGAGCGCTCAGAGAAAAAATCCTGGCCTCGACAGTAGATGTGTTTACACCACTCTCACCGCGACCGATGATAGAAGACATGGTCTTCAGCGCCGCCTGGTTCTGAGCATTTAACACATCGATGATGGATGTAACATCCATAGCGGTGCCGGGGCCCTTCTCATTCAGGATCTTGGACTCCACCGCATCAGTATGAACATAAACTGCATCAGGGCGCATCGTAGCAACGTCTGCAGCCACGCTATTCAACCGGTCTCTCAACCAGGTTGTCATCTTTGCTTCACTGCCAGCAATCTCCGCAGGAGCATTCTTACGAAGCACATCCTCAAGCACGGTCAGCTCGATGCGCGGATATCCGGTCTTTTGCATGATCCGATAAAGATCATTGATGACCTGCTGACGCGCGGCGATCGTATTGATTGACGAAACAAACGGGGATTGAGGATAAAGCTCTGTAGGATTCTGCCTGTGGTATTTGACAAACAGTGTTGGAATATCCAGTTGGAGTTTATCGCTGGAAGCCTTTGGTCTCTGTTCTGGCTTATACAAGCCAGGTTGTTTTTCGTACCAGTAAAGCTCCCCCGGGTCGACAATTCTGAAATCGTTAGGGATTAGAAGTTTATCGAACAGGAGCTCGGCAGCGCAAGCACCGCGCCAGAGAATACAATAACGAAGATCCTCAGAAACTTTTCCTTGAGAGTTGGTGAACTCAAAACCAGTTGAGTAGTCCGACCTTTGGAATAGCGACCGGCGTAGCGCATCGAGTTGCTCCTGTCCTGCTGGGTCAAGCTGACCGTTTTCATCATAAGCATATACCCGCAACGGCGTATCAGAGATTGTTAAGAACGCATGCAGGGTGGCCGAGGTATCTGAGTCGAATTTCAGAAGGTCGGTGATAAGCTGACGCGCATCCTGAGATGTCCGGTCGGTGAATATATCCCTAAGATGCTGACGAAAATCTGGAGCCGCAAGCACCTGATCAGAGGAGCTGGCATTAAAGGTGGAAGTAGAAGAAGCCCCCTTTGGGTTAGCTTTTCTCTTCGGAAGTATGATTTGTGACAGGCTCAGAGCCATTATAATCCCCTCACACTACTTTATAGCCAGGAGTGTTTATTCGCAATAGCCTTGTTATCAGATTTCGAGACCCCGATCAAGCCGGCGCCCCCGTCTTTTATATCAACAACCTTACCAAGAACCATAGTTCTCGTCTCCAGTTTTGAAGTTAACCTAAACATTTCAAGTATATGCGGAGCAGCCAGCATGAACCCAGTTGCGTGGAAGAAGTGATCATTCTTCGTCAGCTTTCTCCATTGTGCAGGTTCACCCGGCACTTCATCCCTTACCATGTCGCGGAGATGCTCTATGAACACGGTCTTATATTGTGAGTACCCGCTGATGCGTAATTTTCTCTTCTTAATGATTGTGGAAACTCTATCAAGAAACGAGGTGTGATTTACTTGGACGTGGGAAAGATTTTTCTCCACATCGTAAACCATATTGATGTCTTTTTGTCCTCGATACTCCACGGCAACGATTTTACCGCCTGATACATTAAAAACATCTTGAGCAGTAGGTTCATAAGGATGCCTATCAATACAACCTCCATAAACATTTGATGTGGCACAAAGATCTCTCACGTGTTCAACAAGTTGGTCTATATGAACCGTGTACATGTTGATGATCTCTGGGGACTCAGCGCTCCCGCGCCCGATAATGATATGGCACACCTGACCAACGTCTATACCGACCCAGATTCCTTCAGCCTTTGACGACTCCAGCGGTGCCGGGTTATCGGTCATACAGGCTATGATATCTTCTTTAGGAATTTGGATAGTTCCATCTGAATAGGGAAGGCCTAGAACTGTATTCCACCACCCGCGGGTGAACTCAAGCTTCTGATACTTCCAAAGTTCTCTGACAATATAATTGACCGGGAGTTTGTTGGTACAGAACGGAGTAACACGATAGCCTCTCGATTCTGTCCTGCTTGGATATTTTGAAACCCATTCACCTATGTCTGACAGATCCAGCCTTGTACGACATTTGGCGCACATCACAAACGAAGCAGACAAATCAATAACATCTTGATGCTCTACACGAAGATCAGCAAGATTCTCGATATTATCCGGGAGTCCAGGAATGTTGATATACTCTCTATTGAACTCAGGAATATTCCAGTTCCCGCAACAGGTACAGCGGCGCATATAGTTGTGTTGATCGCTGGCTTGCCAGTTGAGGTCTATGCCGAATGCCGGGAATGAGGGGGTTGAAAATCTTTGACTTATCTTCCAGGTGGAGTTCTGTAGACGAGAACCGAACAGACCAAGGGTTTGTTGATTTGAAAGATCTACCTCATCATTAAAGACGGCATCAGCGCTGATGGAAGTCGCGGCGGTTTCTATCGCTGCGACCACGTAGAGAAATGATCTTCCGAACTGCATCATCCCCATCGATCGGGAGTTTCCGTCCTGCGCGGCAAATACTTTATCGGTATTGATAATGGGCTTGATACGCCCACTTGAAATCCGTTCGAACATCTCCTGGGTGGGTAAGCTGTAAATCGCAGACAAACCATCGTGGCGCCTGAGAAACGCGAGGATTTTTCTGATCATCACTTCAGTAAGACCGACCTGAGATATTTTAATGCAATCCAGGTTGGGGTGCATGTCGTCCAGGATTTTTCTCTGGAAGTCGTATCCCTTAAACGAAAAAGGCTTTCCCAAAATTGTCGTATTTTTGCTGACCCACTCAGACATTGACATAGTGAGCGAGTCTACGGAAAACCTCTCGTCGGATTTTTTCAATAACTCTACGGCGAAACGATTTATGGACATTACTTCGATCTTTTTGCAGAAATTAACGAATTTTTAATTTTTAGTTCTTGTGATTTGCCACTAATTCATGGTATCACTGTTTTTATAGGAACACACGGAGAATAAAATGTCTTCAAATTTCTACCCACCCCTGCCGACCCAGCTTTTAAAGCAGGTAATGGATCTATATGAAAATAACCCAGAGTATTTCTCTGACCCGGAATGTCCGTATGACCAGAGGGTCAAAGATCTTTTCACCTGCACCAGCCCAGTGAATGATTTTGATTCGCATGCCCACGTTTCAAAACCCATGGGAGAAAAAGACCTCCAACAAGAAATCTCCGATCTATATGAAGGACTGAAAACTTATGGAGAGACTGCGAAAACTTCCGACAATGCTGCCGACCGCAATACTTATTTCAGGCTCTCAGTTGGGTTGCTTGAGAAGATTGTTGAACTAAAAGAAAGACTGATCTACATCCAGAACGTGAATACTTTCATTGAGACTGTCCTCGATGCTATGGGTGACATTCTCAATCCTGACCAGAGAAACGAATTCACAGCCCGGATTTCTAAACTGACCCTCGACTTTGTACCAGCAGAGAAACAAGACTCAATCCAATAGGGAGCCTCACCTATGCTATTCATACGCGCCTTCCTCTTTACAGCTGCCAGCTTATTGCTGATCAGCGCAGGTAAAGTGATCTACAACTTCTTTCCTCTCCCCACAGAATATTTTCCTCTCTCTATATCCATCTTCATCGGGCTCAGCCTGGCGATTGGATATAAGATTTACGAGGAGTATTGAACATGATTTTCGGACAGGAAGCCCCTAAATATAACGCCCACGGCATCTCGGTTGTGCCACTTGGAGCGCATGGGAAAAAACGTAAGGCGCCCTTCTTCAATGACTGGACGAAATGGAAAGACAAGCCCATAGATTCAGCCACCTTGGAAAACTGGTTGGCCAGGTTTGCAAACAACAACATCGGCCTGGTTTGTGGACCACAATCCCAAATCGTAGGTGTGGACTTAGATACTGAAGATCCCAAGATCGCCGCGGCGATCGAGAAACTCCTTCCTAAATCCCCGTGGCGCCGGGTGGGTCGTAAAGGGTTTGTACAAGCCTACAAGTTCAACCCAAAGTGCAACAACGGTAAGACCTTTAAGATCATAGACAAGAATGGAGCGATGCTCGTCGAGTGTCTGCAAATGGGGAACCAGTTTGTTCTTCCCCCATCCATCCACCCCGACACAGAGAAACCGTATACGTCTAACTGCAACTTGTATGATGTGCTTGATCAGCTTCTACCCCTTCCAGATGATTTCGAGGATCAGCTTCGCGCAGCGATCTCCCTTATCACACCGCTGGAGAACAAGAAGAGCTTCCGCGTTATGAACTATGTCTCCGCCGGGTCGCGCGACACAGCCATGACCCAATTCGCCGGCATGCAAGCCTACGCCATACAGCGCGGTGAAATCTCGGTCAAGACCGGCATCAACAACATGTATTCATGGGTCACCAACCAGGTGCAGCAAGTGGCGGGTGACGCGACTGACCCCGATAAAGGTGTCAAGAGCATGCTGCAGTTTCTGATCAAGGACATTCACAGCAAAGGACACATCCTCCCTACTGGTTGGGATGAGGACATGACCGAAGAAGAGCTGAAGGGTTACGGACTGATCTTCACGGAAGATCAACAAGAATGGACACATGATCAAATCTACGCGTACTTGAAGGGTGAGTTCGAAGCACCAGAGGGTGGCAGTTCGAGAAAATACACGGCTATAGAGCTGATGCTGAAAAAAATATCTGTCTCCCCTAAACTGTCGATCATAGAAAAGAAACGGCTGATGAAATATATCAGCGGAAATTCCCCAGAAAAAGTACCGATGGGTGTGTTCGAGGCTCGAGTCAGAGAACTACAGCGCGGCGGTATCGCCGGTGCCAACCATACCGAGATCGCCCACGAAGCGATAAAAGAGTTCGAAGATAAAATAGGCCCACTCGCCTTCGCCGAAGGTTTCTTTATGACTTGGGGCGGGTCTCACTGGAAGAAGGTTGTTGAGAAGGACATCCTGAGAATGATCGCCGTGGACTTCGGCGCCATGGATGCGGCAAGGAGGGAGAGCGATCATAAGGGAATCATGCGCACCATATCAACTCTGGTACCTCAGGAGTTGAGCAAGACCCGAGTGTTCGGGGTGAACTTCGCCAACGGGTTCCTGACCACCGATATGAGACTGGTAGAGCATCAACCCAGCTTCGGAATGACCTACACACTCCCGTTCAGGTATATGCCTAGTCAGGCTGGGAAGTGCCCAAGGTTCCTGAAGATGATGGAAGACTTCTGGGGTAATGAAAAAGATTACGCCGAGCGTCTTCATGCCCTGAAGGAAGTGATCTCCGCGACGATCATGGGTAAGGGACCCGCATACCAACAGGCGATCCTTCTAAAAGGAAAAGGCGGAACAGGAAAATCACAGCTCCTGAATATAATCGAGACGATGATCCCTGAAGAAGCCCAGATTGCACTTCCTCCAACGGAATGGAGCGAGAAGTTTGAGTTCGCAGGCCTGGCCGGCAAGTTGTTAAACGTCTGCGGAGAGTTGCCTGAGAAAGCATATATCGATGGCGCCGCATTCAAAAGTGTTGTGGCAGGGGATAAAAAAACCTCACGTCATATTTTTGGAAGCCCGTTCAGCTTCTTCCCTGTAGCAGCGCATTGGTTTTCATCGAACCACTTTCCCAAATCGAGAGACACCAGTTTTGGTTTTAACCGCAGATGGGCGATCTTCACATTCAACAACCACATCTACAATGAAGATAAGGTGGAATCTATCGGTAAAAGTATCGCGGAAGAAGAGATTGAAGAGATCGTGGCTTGGGCTCTCGAGATTTACCCGGAGATGAGTGGACGACCAACATATAAATTACCACCAAGCCATTTTGAAGCGCTGAAAGATCTTGAACTGACAAACTCAAGCGTCAGACAATTTCTTGTAGAACGAGTTGTGGTCGAAGAAGGCGCGACCATAGGTCTGGATGAGGCGCACCTTGCGTACTGGTCATACGCAACGGTTGCAGCCTCATCCAGTGCTGTCTCAAAACAACGGTTCAAAACCGAGATGGAAGACTACTGCAATGAAGGACGGGAGAAGGGTGAACTGAACATCACCTTCGAGCGCGGAGCCCAAGGCAAATTCGTATTTCATAATATGAAAGTGCTGAAGAAATGAAACTCCGTGTCATAAACGCTGGCCAGCTCTTGGACAGAATGGGTAACAAGCCCTTTCCAAAAGGAATTATTAGAAAAATTTCTGTTAAAAAATTGCTGAAATTGTGGGAAAAACAGATGGAAAAACAGAAAAGTCACAAGATTTGCCTCGATTTAAGCGCAATTTCTCAGAAAAAACCTCCTAAAATACCAAAAGTTCCTGGTTTTTGCACATTAACCACCAAAAATACCCACAGAGAGTTCGTCGTTACACCTGAACAGTTCAGAATAGCGAAGGACACCCAATGGTTTGAGGACAGAGGCAACATCCTGTATTGCCTCGTAGGAACCCGCTTCGAAACGTATGTGGGGATGGAAATAGGCGGGGGACGGGGCCCGTTTGACTTCAGAGAGAAAGAAACCGAGGAAACCATAGAGGAGAACCATGATGCTTAATACGATAAAAGGAATAGACGAGACGACGAAGGCTACCGTAAAACCAACTCAGTTCATTTACCTGGCCGGCCCGTACTCACACGACCTGCCATCGATGAGGGAGAACCGATACCTGGCGCACAAGCAATGCCTGACGAAGATGATGAACGAAGGAGACAAGGTGTTCGCCCCTATAGTGCAGGGACACCTTCTCGATCTGAACCATTGGGGCGGCGCCGAATGGCTCGGCTTCGACTTGCCGATACTGGATCGCTGCGACCTTCTTGCCGTCCTGACGATACCGGGGTGGGATAAAAGCTGGGGAGTCGATAAGGAGATCACTCGCGCGAAAGAGACGAACAAACCAATCGTCTATCTGGATCCGAAGGATTACGTCGACCATAAATTGTTGGAGATGCTCTAATGGAAACACAATACCTGAACCTGATGAAAGACATCCTCGAGAACGGCGCACAGAAGGGAGACCGCACCGGCACTGGGACGCTCTCCGTCTTTGGCCGTCAGCTTCGCTGTGACCTGACGAAAGGTTTTCCGCTCCTGACAACCAAGAAGATGCATATGAAGTCCATCGTGCATGAGCTCCTATGGTTTATTTCTGGAAACACAAACATCAAGACCCTGCAGGAGAACGGGGTTCGGATCTGGGACGAATGGGCGGACGAGAACGGCGACCTGGGCCCCGTCTACGGAAAGCAGTGGCGCAACTTCGGCGCGATAGACTTTCCGATGAGGGAAATCAGACAGAGGGGAGACGTGATAGTTCAAGAGGTCACCACCATAAAGATCAAAGGAGTCGACCAGCTTGCCAACGTGGTGGAGAGGATCAAGACCAACCCGGACTGCCGGCGCCTGATCGTAACCGGGTGGAACCCGATGGAGATAGGGCAGGTGAAGCTTCCCCCGTGCCATACGCTGTTCCAGTTCTATGTCGTCAACGGGAAGCTGTCCTGCCAGCTTTATCAAAGAAGCGCCGACCTGTTCCTGGGCGTCCCGTTCAACATCGCGTCCTACGCCTTGCTGACCAGCATGGTCGCGCAGGTAACAGGCCTCGAGCTCGGGGACTTCGTGCACACCTTTGGAGATGTTCACATCTACAACAACCATATCAAGCAGGCGAAGCAGCAGCTTCAGAGAGACCTGTTCGATCCTCCAGACCTGCTGCTGAATAAAGAAATCAAAAACCTCTTTGATTTTAAATTCGATGATGTTACTCTGGGGAACTACCACTCTCATCCGCCGATCAAGGCAAGAGTATCAATCTGAAGGAGATTACAATGGCTGCACCAAAGAAAAAGAAGGCTTCGAAAAAACCCGGCAAGTCGAAAGCCCCTAAGTACTAGACATCCGCCAGGCCCTGAAAACCCGTACCGCGAGGTACGGGTTTTTATTTGGGACATTTTTGCGGACATTATGATCCGTTTTCTCCGCATAAACGTCTCATATATGATCCTTTAATTGGCTACTTGGGACTTAAGGGATAACACTTAGACCTTTAATAGCGATGATAGCGACTTACGGGTGCCCGACACCGCCGGCGCCCGACACCGCCGGCGCCCGACACCGCCGGCGCCCGACACCGCCGACACCGCCGGCGCCCGACACCGCCGGCGCCCGTCCTATGTCCTTGACACAGGACAATTACCATAACCTGGAGTAAACGGTCAAAAATTTTTTATAATAGACCCAACATTATAATAGCACACGCCCTAGTTGTGAAAATAAAATCATAGTACCCTTATTATACATATTTATTATGTAAGTCATTGATTCAATTGAATTATATTATTTATTTTAATCGTTAAAATTGTGTTGATTTATTTTTAACAGTAGGCTATATTGGGGATAGTTAATTGATAGTCAATTAACGTAAATGAAAGGTTTACAATGGCCGGAGGTAGGTCTGATTTTCATAACGGGGTGCGCCCTGAACAAGGGACAACCATGTCTAAAATCAACCTGCTGCTGGTTAGAGTCTAACCTTTTTAATGGAGTGAAAAACATGACTGCTAAAAAAATCGACGTAAAATCTAATTTGAAAGCTATTAATACGGCTTTTGAAAATCTAGCTTCTGCCGACTCGGTAAAAAAAGGCGCGGTTGCTATTATCGCAAACAATAGCTTTGCATTGCTTCAATCAGGCGACTTAAATGCTCTCGCTGAATTGCAGGCCATACAAAATAACAAGGCGCTTAATTCGTCCGGCAAGTCGGCAATTTCCCAAGCAAAAAGCGTATTCAAAGCTAATCCCGATTTTACGGGAAGCATTTTGACTGAAGCAAAGCGCATGAGAGACGAAAAACGAGCTGCTGAAAAAGCGAAAGAAGCAGAAGCAGAAGCAGCGAAAAAATCCGCTCCAGTCATTCCAATGTCTGAGCAGGTAACAAAGTATCTTCTGCACATCCGGGACACAGATAAGGAGACGTTCGCTGCGATTATGGCAAGCGTCCTCCCGAAAACCGCAGCGGTCAAAACCAAAAAAGCCGCGTAATATCAACCACTTAGCAGGGCGCCGTCCTCACCGGCGGCGCCCTCGCTATCTTTTTGCTCAAACATTTTTCATGGAGAAAAATTATGAATTTCCAAAAAGCCAAAATTCTCGTTGCCCAAGCGCGTACATTTTCTGACCCCTACACTTTTCTGGTCAACTCGATGGCCGGCGCTCGTAATGCCGAAGAACTCGCGTACCCGCTCTGCGCCTATCTCGAGTTAGACTCTAACGCGGTAGTGCCCCAGACTCCCATGTTCGTATCCGCCATGACCATCATTGAGAATGCGCGGTATTACGAGGCACAGGCTTTCCTGCACAAGCTTGGGGTCCTGCAGACCGGCACCGCCCGTTCTCTCCTCTCAGAACTGCCCAGAAGCGCCCTGCAGGGGCCCAGGGACACCCTTGTCTCAAAGTATGAGCCAGACATCTCACCATCTGATATGATGCGCAAAGAAGCCGCGCAGCAGCGTTCTCTGACTGGTTCTGGTGGTCATATCCTGAAATCGATCAAGAAGCGTAAGTTCGGGGCCCCGGACGACAGGGTGTTCTCCCACTCAAAGACCGCATTCACAATCAAAACCTCAGGAGGGTTGATGTAATCGCCACGGGCACCCTCCCCGACTCCATGCGGGTCTCGAGGGTGCCCCGCTTGACGGGCACCGTCCGTATTCTGCGCGACACGCGCCACACCCTGTGTGCGTGATGCCGTTACGGACGGTGCCCGGATTGCGTTGCATGCTGATATAGCAGTTTGTTAGAGTCTAACCTAATGCCATACCCATTGTTTCACGTGAAACAATCGTCAGAACTCGCAAACCATTTTAACTCGCCGAATTAACTCGCCCATCAGTTTAACTCGCCGGTTTAGGCTGGGGAGGGTGCCCTCACACCGTTGTGCTATCTATTTGACATAGCGAAGCAGATACAATAACTTTCCATATTTTATACTCTTTGTATTCTATTTTTTATATATAATATAGATATAGTATAAAAGAGATACCATTCAAAAAATTATGAAAATACCCTTGACCCTGGAATTGGAAAATAAAGTGTAGTACACAGTGAATCGCCTATAAGTGAGATTTCACCATTTATTTATAATACACTATTATGACTAAAAATGTTAACGATTAGGGCACCATCCCCCTGATTTCTCTCATCTATTTTTTTCACCTTTTTTTTCATTTTCCTTAAAAATGACTTCCAATAACACGAAGTTATCTTACACTTTTTGAGCCTTTTTTGAAAACTCAAAAATGAGGTACTATAGCACCACTTTTATTCTTTTCCACTAACATTATGACGGATTATCAATATTATTTAATTACAAAATTTTGTTAGATTCTAACAAGACTACGAATAATATTTAATCCATAATAATCCCATTTCTCTCATTGACCCTACCTAAAAAGTGTATTACACTAGCCAACATATCTCCACTTACAATTCACAAAGGATTACATATGAAAAGCGAAGACGGATACTTAGGGTTCTACGGCCTGTCTCACTACAAACCAGAGAAATTCGAACCCGCAATCCCTAAGGTAATGAAGAAACACATTCTGGTTTTACCTGAATGGACGGAGCCTTCCAATTTTCGCCTAATGGAATGCGCGGAGCGCCGGGCGCTGATGGGCACCCTCCGTGATACCTCTGTCACTACCTTCGAATATAACCTCCCCTGGGTGTGGTTTGGGGGCTACACCACGAAGCGGAAGCATGCAACCTACCATGAGGGCAGCACCATCCGTCCCGTTGCGCGTAGCCTGTTCGAAATCGCATTCGGAGAGACGCCCTTCATTCAGGGGCGCCGTATGTATTCTATCCGCAAGAGGATGCCGCGTATCATGCCGGTAGAGGGATTCTATCTCAGCGATGTAAACCCGTTTCACTACATGCCGGCTGGACTCGGCCATTATCGAGAGAACGTAATAGGGTGGATGAACCGTACCTACCTGCCGCACAGTGATGCCAGTAAAGCTGACCGCTTCAAGAAATGGGTATTCGAGAACCGCATGCGGTACTGTTTCGACGATGTGTTCGACGGGCATGTGCAGTGTGAGGATGATACTTGGGTGGACAATGTACTCGCACTCGTCGTGCGCGAAGGAAAGGACTTCAGCCGTGAAGTAATAAAAGAACTCATGGACAGGTACAAGGCATTACCCAACAGCCGAATACTCGACCACCTGGATTTTTGAAACACTAAGGGAATAAAGGAGGTACTAAATGAGCTTAGTAATTATGATGCGTGAGCGTCATCTCGTGAATACCGACCCGCAGCGCCGTTGCTATTGGGGTGTGAATGCAAAGGAAGAATTGCAGTGGCAACCTTGGGAAGTCCTGGAATACACGAAAGCTGAGCACTCAGAGGAGCGCCTGAAGTTCTGGCGTAATCTTAATGATTACGCTGTGAGCCAGCGTGGTAAGGGCGCTAGAACGGAGTTCAAGGTCGTGGAGGCAACAGATTGTTAGATTCTAACAAGGGCACCCTCCCCATTGAGGGAATAAACAAAGGAGAACGAAATGGCTGCAGAATTTATCTATGAAATCCTCCCAGGTATTATTACCAAGGAGAAACTTAACAGTCAGCTGAGAATGTGGCAGGACAACGACCGGGTCAGAAACGGCCATCAGGAAGGTTATTCAGGGGATTGGCAAACTGTGAATGAAATAAAGCTTCATCCCGGAGTCGTAATGGGCAATAACGAAGCATCCAAAATAGCCCAGAACTTAGCCGAGAAATGGCAATTTGGGTATGCTGTCCATTATATGGACACAGAGAAGGGCGCCATGACTTATGTGGGCGCCTGGGCTGCGTGTTAGATTCTAACTGATGGGCACCCTCCCCATTGAGGGCAACAACAAAGGAGAACGAAATGGCGACAGAAGAACAAGTTTGCTGCAGGGAAAAACTCAGCGATAAAATCGGGATGAAAGCTGCACAACAGGTGCAGGACGATTTGGATGCGCAAGCAAAAGTGGGACGAGTCTCATTTAGCACAAACTCAGCTCCGTTGGAGGCCTTGGTTTTAAATCTTGAGGAGCGCATGAGAATGTTAGAAATCCGAAGTGATGAGGTTGGGGATTCAATCACCAACCTGGACAATCGTCTCGGGTATCTTGAGGAAAAGAGGATGAAGAATGTGTCAAGCTATATCGACTGCATCAAGTTGGTTCGTTCCCTCTCAGGACTCGGCTTGAAGGCGTCAAAGGACGTGGTCGATACGCTGAAGGAGCGAGGGTACATCAATGCGGATATCTAAAATCAACCCTGCGCGTAACCTCGACCCGCTTTACTCAGCCTACACCCTGGCTGTGCACACTATGGGAGCCTATCCCCATAAGTCCAAGGTCAGCGGCAAGGAGTTCATCGAGGGGCGTTATCGAAAGGCTGTGGCCATCGCCCATAAAATGGGCATGGTCACCCGAATCGGGAACGTGGAGCGTGAGCTTCCGGCGGCTGAGTTCTGCCAGGAGCTCAAGTGCCTGTTCGATTACGTGACCTCTGAGTATGACGGGGAGGCATTCGCCTATCTCCTGAGGGTACTCAAGTACCTCACCAAGAGGCGTCCGCCTCTCAAGCCAGTCTTCATGAATTGGGACTGGTGGAGGCAACTGCGTGATATCAACAAGGTGATAAGGGAGAAACAAAATGCTCAATGAGTGGGAGAGAAAACTTATCGCCGATATCTTGAGGATGATATGGGCAATCCACAACAACGATGTTGACCATGCGAAGCTAGACCGCGATATCACCAAGTATCTTGTCCAACTTCAAGGACCACCACACTAAGGAGAAACAAAATGATTGACCAACCTGCTGACTACGATGAGGCCGTGAGTGTTATCAAGATTCTCATGGAGACCATAGGTCTTAAAGACCAGACCATTAAGTCAATGCGTGAGTCGCTTGATATACATGAGCAGAACATGAAGACTTATATCTCTATCATGAATAAGGTAGCTGATATAGGCGACAAGCTGTCCCAGCTTCGGGATATCGCAGCAAGGACAGAGAAATGACCGACAAATTCAAACCGGTAACACCAGAAGAATTTGATAACTTCCTGCTAGCATATCCACGCCCATTAGACAGACACTTGACGGCGATTTGCGAACCACCGCAGATTTCATACAATGATTTCACTTTAGGTAATTGGCCTGATAGCGTTGTGGCGTCGTTTTGTATCGACGATTACCTGGAAACCGATGCCAAGAAATACAGGCTTGTTGATGGCAGAAAAGAGACAAGACACGTGGTGTTAAAATGACAGATAAACTAACAGAGAGCCCGTGCCGATGGTTTAAGGCTTACAAGGCAATCAGCGCCCAGCTGTAGCTGCCTACCATACCATCAGAAATACACAAAAGCATGGGCTTAAAAACTATGGAGAAGGAAATGACCGAGTTGCAGAAGGCGATTGATTTGATAAGAGCCCACGACACGATTATTGCCGAAGGTATCGGTGCAGATGTGTGGCAGGCAATTACAAAACTCATCGAATTGGAGGCCGTCAACAAGAAACTGAAAACTCAACTGATATTATCAGAGTATGGTGACGTTGTTGAGATGCTCCAGGGCGACATTCGAGAATTTAAGGCGCGGATTAAGGAACTGGAAGAGGAGAAACCATATGTAAATTTTGAGGATGAGCTTAGTAGAAGGCTCCTTGCTGGGTGGGTGCGCCTTCCTACCGCGGCGGTCATAGTTGCAGCGGAGAAGATGGATGGGCTGATATCGACATTACGATCAATTGAGGAGAACAGTCGTGATCCAGCGAGTTGTGCAATTGCTGGAGAAGCCTTAAACAGAATGGGAGAAAACAAAATGTTAGACTCTAACATAATGTGGAGGCCGGTCTTCAACTCCAAGTTTGGCCAATGGAGGATTTGTCACAACGGGGGGTGTGAGGTAGGCGAGACCAGTATCATTGCCACCGTTCACACATCTTTGGATGAGGAAACTGACGAGAAGACTGCACATCTGATAGCCTCGGCTCCCTATTTGTTGGTGGCGTTGGAGGAGGCAGTATGGAGGCACGAAGACGGTCAGCAGGGATATCAGCTTCACCCTGAAAACTATGAACGCGCGAAACAAGCAATCAAGAGATCGAAAGGAGAAATATAATGCAAACTTATCTCGTAATGATCTGGTTATCCGCCACACCTGCAATATGGTCTGGTGGATACATGGAAGTCTCAAGCATGAGCGCGTGTCATACCGTCGCCCGTCACATGGCTGAAGACCCTCTGAACGATATCATTCCTACTACATACTTCTGTAGCCAGGATATCATCGACCCGAGGATGCTGCACCCCAAACAAGAAGGAGAGAAATAAGATGTTGAAACGTGAAGAGATTGAACCACACTGGACTGACGCATGTGCGAAGCTGCTGGTCGGCAAGACCGTCAAGCGCGTTTATTATATGGGTAAGAAGGATGCCGATGAACTGGGTTGGTCAGGACGCTCACTCATTATTCAGTTCACTGATGGGACTGAGATTCAGGCCATGTCTGATGATGAGGGCAATGATGGCGGCGCCTATGCCACCAACGACGATAAGCTGCCCACCATTCCGGTGATATGATGGGCTCGATAAAGAGGCGCATATTCAAATTGCTTGATGTGTGCTCAATAGCCATCATAATCTATGGGCCGTTCTTACTAGCCTATTTGGTCAAACTATTATGGGAGTGGATGAGATGAGCAACGCAGTCGAGTCCATCGAGCAGGTGCTTCAGGAGCATGCTGAGCGAGGACTGGAGATACGTGAACTCCAGCGAACAATCAGGAACCAGGACACCCGCATTGTCATGCTCGGTCAACTCCTGACTACCTGCATCGGTTTGTTAGACTCTAACAAAATCAGCTTGGATGAGCAGTCAAAGCTTGATAGGGTGGGGCTGACTGCGTTAGGTCTAATTTGCAAAAAGGAGAAATGAGATGAAAATAGGAACAGGGTTTAGCCCAGAGGAAGTATTTGTACAGATTGTTGTCAACAAGGATGAATTGTTTGCTCTGACTTCACGTGGAAGAGTATTAGCAAAAGCTGCCTACGGTGATTGGGTAGAGGTTGATATGCCTGAGATTGACGAGCAGGGATACTTCATCACAGGAGTGCCTAAATCATGACCGCACTGCTGTTTTGCATCAATATTCTTATCTGGTCTATTGGCTGGAAATCCAATCATGAGAAGGTCACCATGATTATATCGACCTTCATGGTTCTTATGGTTCTTATGAACCTTGCTGGTCTGCTCCTGGTGCTGCAATGAAACTGCTTTTTCAGGATAAGCTCACTGAACTGTGGTCGGGTGATTCCACAAAATACACAAACATCGGGGCTAACTTCGTGCTTACCAATCCATATGCGGTGATACCTCACCACCTTCGGTCATGTCCAATGCTGGTATGTGACTTCGTAGAGAGAGAAGCTCTCGCAGAGCAACGGTGCGGTTCCAAGCTCGAACTGGTTAGCAAATGGCATCTGGGCAAGGCGGCTATCTGGGTTGGCAATGCCCCGAATATGAAGGTCGATCTATCTGACCTTGTGTCAGAGGGCATCTTCTTTCCTGAAGCGCTCCCCGCGCGGCTTCTGGCAGCCTACATCAAAATCTTCCCGAAGATGGTTGTGTGGGATGGGTTCATGGGGCGCGGTACGGTCGGTAGGGTATGCCGGCGCAGAAATATACCATTTATTGGTATAGAGAAGGATGGGCTTCTCGCAAATCAAGCCTATCAATACGTGTTAGGAGAGTGACATGAAGGTTCTCGCTGAATTGATGGAGATGATAGCCATCATGATTGTTGTGATGTGTGTGATTGCTACGATAGGATTTCCTATTATCATGGTTTTAGCACCATGAAAAAGAAATTCAACAAGGCAGCAAAGTGCATCTACTGCCTGAAGAAGGTTCGCAAGAACCACAATAAGAAGCGATGCGCGGAGAAAACGTGGAACGAGAAGGATTTATGAGTTCACAGTGGATTTCAATCAATCCGTTTATACAAGACGGGCAAGTGTGGTATGGAGTTCTCAGAAACACGGGGGGTAGTGGCTGCTTGACTTCTGTCCGTATTGATATTTTTCTGAGAGAAGTAAGGCGATTGCGGTGGCAAAAGGAATTGCCTTCCGCCGTAAGATAGCCTGGGTTGATGAATATATGAATGAAGGGAGCTAATCATGACCAGCAACAGCGCACAAATGTCTCTCGAAGAGAAACTCGTCCAGCATATTAAGACGACGAGCTTCATGCTCCTCATCGACGATGAGGACGCAATCACCGAGCTTACACGCCGGGCTTTGACGGAGGCTCTGGTTCAAAAGAGGAGAGTGAGCACCAATTCATATGGTGGATACACCGAGCATGACTCTCCTGTGGTTGAGGCTGCACGGAACGTGGCGACCAAGGCTCTCGAGAAGCTTATGCAGGATGAGATTGATAAACTTCTGGCAACCCCTGATACGCTGATTCAGCTGCGCAAAGCGATGATGATGATGCTACCAAAAATTCTTGAGGAGAAGATTGGTGCAGTCTATCAAGGTATCGTCCAGCACTCCTCAAATGAGGCGCTTGAAATTCTTAGAAATGGAGGGTTCATAAAATGACGTTGTATCCAAAAAGATATCGAAAGACTGACCAAAACATTCTACGTGCTAAACGTGCGAAGTCTGCTCTCAACCTTTACTCGGGTGGTCTGTACGGAAAGCCGGCTCCGATCACTGAGGAGAATATCGCAGATTTGGTCTGTGACCTTCAGCATCTCGCGCGTCAACATCAGATTAATTGGCAGGATGTACAGGCTACTGCCATAGTTCATTTTGAGACTGAGGCACAAGACCAGTCAGGTCTACGTTAGAGTCTAACAACTAGGGCACCCTCCTTGCCCAGACACGTAAGTGTCTCAACCTTCGGCTGCGTAACGAGGTCCATTCCTCGTATGGCACGTCTCTGTTGATGGGGTGGACGAGTAAATCCATTAAAACTCATTGTGTGGGCACCCTCCCCGCTGACCTTCCCTTGGCCGGGAATAAAGTGGGGAGGAGGCTCCTTAACCTAGGAGAACGACGATGAAATATCTACCACTGATTCCAATCATCTACTTACTAATGGCCATCTTCACCTTCGGGCATGCTGCTTCACACTGTGAGAAGCAGACCTATCATGTGTGTGATAGTGGAGACCGCAGCTTCCGCGGAATGGCGTCGGCAATGGTTTGGCCGATGTATTGGTCATGGGAGTTGCAGGAATGAGAAAGTTCATTTGGGAGACCCGATGGAGGTTTGGCCTCTGGTTGTTCAGGAGAGCGTTTGATGTATGCCCTAAAGACGCCGCGCGATACAATCTATTGTTGGCTCATCTTGTTTGGAGCAGGAGTGGGCAGCTTGAGGCAGACGAGGAGAGAAGGTATGGAAAAACCTGAGCCTACCTTTCGGATGCGAGGCGATGCAGTTCTGTCATTCTGGACAGCAGACCCAGCACCTTGGGGAGACGAGATTGTCCATCGACGATGGAGGCATGCCACTCCGTTGGAGTGGGAAGAGGCTGGAAAGAAGCCTAGGCGCCCTACGCCGAGGCGGATACTTCAGAAGGACGGAAAGAGGTACTACGTTGTTAGATTCTAACAAAGAAGGAGAGAAACATGAAGCAACATCATTTCGTAGCCAGACCCGCTGTTATTATTGAAGAGCGGATTGAAGACGGTCTGACTTTTTATGAGGCTCACCAGCTTGTAAACGGGAAGATAACGATTACTGGTGTCGGGCTAACCAGAAACGAAGCGAGGATGAAACTGGAGGAGAAATTGAAATGAATTCATTCAGGGAGCCTAACGAAGTGGCTAGAGAGTTCAATACCGAACCTGACCCACAGGGATACAAGAACTCTGCATGGAAGCATGCAACCAAGCAAGAGTGGGATAGTGCTAGTGAGCATCGTCGAGAGATTCTTATGAAACCCAACGGCATCATCTTTGTGGTGGCAGCATGACCGAAGAGAAATACCATGTGATGGTTCACATTGAGGTAAAGCCCGGTAAGTGGGAGTGGAGGCCTATGAGACCAACTGGTGGTAGGCCTTATGAGTTCGATAAGGCGACTGCAGAGTCGTGGGCTCATACATACAACCTTGAGAATGGTTTCAAGGGTCAACACAAAATCCAGAAAGTGGAAGTAGCGAGGATATATGACTAAACAAAGAACCAGAACCATGAAAGAGGCAAAGCTTTGCGCCTTGTGATTGCCCAGCACGATTTACTTGGTGAACTCCGTCAGATAGTGCGCTACTATCACGAGCACGAAGGGTGCTGCGGTACTCAGCAGGCGATGAGCACCCTGCTGCGCAGGGCTGCAGCCGTAATAGAAAAGGAGACAGAAGATGAGGAAACAGTTCCAACAGGCATCTGAACTGCCGAGGCAGGTTAGCTGTGATGTTCAGGGCTTATGTCCCAAATGCCTGCGACCTGTAGGCAAGTGGCATTCATGCAAGAGATTCCTGCGGGAGTGGAATTGGGTGAAACGTGCCGCTTGAGTTCAAGGACGCATCACCGATAATCCTGTGCAAGGTTCATGGGGTTGTTATGTCTGATAGGGACAATCGTTGTCCTCAATGTCTGAAGGAGGCTAAGAAAAATGACGCTAACAAAGAGGATTCTGGGCACCCTCCGTAAGGCAAGAAACGGACTGAACGGCCTTCAGGTTGATGAACTCATCAACGAAAACCCTGATGATTTCTATGCTGATACACATGTTGTGCTCACAACGCTTGTCCGATGTGTTAAGCGAGGGTTTGTCCTCAACGAGGGAAAAACTAAATGTAACCACTGCCTGGCGGTTCTCAACAACTATAGGATTACTGAGGAGGGGATAATTTTTCATGAAAAAGGATGCAGCGTTAGAAAAGAAGTTCAACGAGAAAGCAAAGAAGACCAAACACTGTAACCATTGTGGTAAGACAGTGCCTAAGAGCCACGTTACAAAGTGGTGCAAATACGCTCAACATGTGAAAGGGAATTGATATGGCTGAAGACCAGAGACCTGTGCTTGAAGACAAACACAATGAGGCTATACGTGCCGGCTTGGCCGTTGTCGCCAAGAACAACAACATGAACCAGAAGGCCAAGATGTATATGCAGTTTGGCGTCATTGTGGCGCTTGAGGGCATGGGCATCCAAATCCCGCCAGTCTGGTACATCATGACGATGGCTGGCCGTGAAATCTTCACGGTAGAGAAACCGAAGAAGGAGAAACGCGCATGACTTACGAAGTACAGCACCTTGTATCTGGGTGTTGGTTCAACAATTGGGTGGTGTATGACAGCGCTATGACCCCTCATCCACAGGAGTTCCCCACAGTCACTGAGGCGCAGGCCGCGTTGGACGAGTTCTTTGAGGATATTGCCGAGTATATCCGCGAAGAGACCCGCAACCCAGATGAAGGTTACTCACGAAGCGAGTTCAGGATTGTACCTGTTGGTACAGGCAGCGATACTGACGTGGATGATTTAAGCAGACAGGAGGAAACAGTGGCTAAATCAGCGAAAGAACTTTGGGATGAAATCTATGCTTATCTCCAGGAGACGGAACAGGAGTCGTTCGACGTATTTATTGATGATGAGGGCGGCGACCCAGACAACCACATCCTGGGGAAGGCGCATGAATTCAATGCCCTCTTCAACCACAAGTTAGATTCTAACAAAACGGAGGAAGAGGATGACAATAATCGTTGCTCTTAATTCAGTTGGAACTGAACCGAACACGTTGGTATTGGCTATGTGGTCTGAAGATTTCAAGAAGAGCACCGATATTCAGGTCACTAAGGGGAAACTTGCGGCCATGAAACAAAAGAAGAAATACAAGTTCGTTGAGTGGACTGAGCTGCCACCATCGGCCTTGACCGCGGAGATCATGCAGAAAGAGGAGGATTTGGAATGAAGATGCTTATAATCGTAGAGGGCGGAGTGGTGCAGGAGATTGTCACCGATGGTGCGCCAGAAATCTACCTGCTCGATCGAGACGACATGATGGCCAATGCTGAAATCGCCTTGAAAAGATTCAACAGTGGTTACCCAGCCATGATAAAAGACAAAAGAATTGGAGATCGCATCACCATGGCCCGGATGGAGATCGAGCAAGAACAGGGCATTCAAAACCTTCAGATAGGAGCATCAGCATGACAGCAGAGTTCACCGGCGATCAGATCAACGAGATGATTTCTAAAATCCAGAAATATGAAGCAGAGCGTTCTCTGCTCATTCAACAACTCAAGGAACAGACAGAGTTAATTCGCAAGCCTATTCCGCTCCGCATGCTTCTCCTCCATGGCCGGGTAGACCCAGAGGCATCTCCTGGGGATGATTGGGGTTTCGATGGGCCGACTATCGAGGGAATTGTCTATGTGCATGCGGTGTATCGAAATCAGGAAACCGTTGGTTTCATTACACAAGCCCAGGCGGAATACGCTCATCGTCAGACAGGGTGGGATTTTTTCGATGAAAAAACCTTGGAAATAAGGTACTATGACGATCTGGTCGTGATTGACCCACCAGGTCAACCCTCATCGAAAAAATTCTTTGGGGACAAAGAACTCCAGATCATATCTAAGGAGTAACATGGATACCGAACTCTCAATACTCCTTCCCCTCGCGAAGGAGAGAAAGCCTTTTGACCCTCTGGAGTTCATTGCGACTCTTGACAGGTACACTGATGCTAAATTCCAGTATTTGAGGTATCAAGCTGATGGGCAGCGTTCCATGCTTGAGCATTTCAAAGACCAATCAGACCTAGAGCTGGGGCGTCTGATTGAAATCATATCCCGGCGTTAACAAAGGAGAACTGAATATGGGAGACAGAGCACTCGTTATTTTCGTCAGCAAAGACCGTTCCGAGGTATCACCGGTGGTGTATTCTCACTGGCAAGGTGAAAGCATTCCTCAGTTTATTGAGGATCTGAAAGTTTACATGGGGGAGAGAAAGGATGATGTGCAGTATGCGACTGCAAGATTCATCGGTTTGCTCCACGCATCAGTCGACGACTCACCGCTCGGCCTGGGTGTCTGGAATACTCCAGATAACATCAAGGAAGCAGCAAAAAACCTGGAGTTGATATCCTCAATCAACACGCTGGAAGAATATTCCCACGGCGATGCCGGTGTTATCATCGTCAAAGCTTTCGACTTCTCGTGGAGGGCATTTGGCGGGTATCTAAAGGACGTTGCAAATGATGATGGGGGTAAAGCTGCTTGAAGATAGCAGCCCTCATAATCCTGTTCCTGTTGTTAGACTCTAACACGGCTAATCCCGCGTTGGACGTCCAGCAACGGGAACTGGATTGCCTGGCGACCGCGATCTACCATGAGGCGAGGGGAGAACCTACTCGTGGTCAGGTCGCGGTGGCTGCGGTTATTGAGAACCGCAGGCGCTCTGGGTTATATCCGGGTACCTATTGTGGGGTCGTCTATCAGAAAGCGCAGTTCACTGGTATCAAGCATGCACGTCCCAGATTTGGATCGAGAGCTTGGGCCCAGGCCATGGACATTGCCTCAAAAACATTCAAGAAGAAACTGTCTGATCCCACGAAAGGTGCGCTCTGGTATTTTGCACACGACAAAATTCCGATGCCTGTGTGGGTCTCGGGAAAGGTATTGACGGTGCGTATCAACAATCACTCGTTCTACAAAACAGGAGGGAAATATGGGACGACCTAAGAAGGTGAAAGACCAAGGGCGCCTGGCGCCTTTGGGGGACAAGAGAGACTGGGCTCTTATCCAGAAGGAGCCTGGATACTGGAAAGGTTTCTGGAACACCAGAAATCCAAAGAAGTAACTTAACCACTAACAAATGGAGAACTGATATGATAATCAATGAAGCAAAGCGTTTTCTTCAAACGGACGGGCTTGACAACGTCCCCCGTCAATTTTCTATCCAACAAGGCTCAAAGGCTTTCGAAATCTTGAGTTCGAACATCTATTCGGACAAACCACTCGCCGTGGTTCGTGAGTATGCTTGCAACGCCTGGGACAGCCATGTTGAGGCAGGCAAAACTGATGTACCTATTGAGGTACACATCCCGAACACCCTTGAGCCATATTTCTACATTAGGGATTTTGGGGTCGGCATCTCTGAGGACAATATCTATTCCATCTATACGGTCTACTTCAATTCCACGAAGGGCAGCAACAACCAACTCATTGGGGCGCTCGGATTGGGATGCAAAAGCGCCTTCGCCTATGTAGATCAGTTCATGATCGAGTCTATCCACGGAGGAAGAAAGAAGTCCTATGCCGCATTCATCGGGCCTGATGGAACACCGACAGTCACAAAGGTGAACGATGAAGTTTCGTTAGAGTCTAACGGAGTAAAGATCCAGGTACCGGTGAAACCTTCCGACTTCGGCGTCTTTCTTGAGAAGACCAGGGATATCTTCAAGCGGTTCCCTGTTATGCCGGTGTTGGTGGGCACTGATGAGAAGATCGAGCCTATAGATTATGTGTTCAAGTCGGTAAACTTTGCTATGAAGGAAACCGGCGGTAGCTACTATTACTCATACCGGGGGCAGGGTGCAGTTGCCGTTCAGGGCAACGTCCCATACCCCATCAAGCTCGATGTAGTAAGTGATCAGCTTGATGATCTTGAGAGGAAAATCCTCGAAAGCTCTGCGTTTGATCTCTTCTTCCCGCTTGGGAGTCTCAATATCTCAGCCTCGCGCGAGGCTCTGCACTATGATGAGAACACGAAGAAGTCTATCGTGGCAGTTGTGAAGGAGATCAAATCCAAGATCAAGGAGGAGTTCGAAAAGCAGATTGCAGAGGCGCCAACCCTCTGGAAGGCAAAGCAGATTGCTCTCTATACTCAACCTGGAGAGAACAACGGCGGATTGACTTCCTTTGCTGGTTTCATCCGCGGTCAGACGTTCCTCTATCAAGGACAGGAAATCACACCTGATAAAATCCAAATATCCGTGAAGGATTTCGGTGTAGATACAGAGGAGCTGTTATCCGGTCAGTACTACATAGATCGGATGGATGATTATCGCCATCTGCAAAAGAGAATCTGCAGGTATAAACGCCACGATATGATCGGTGTTTATCCAAAGGAGAATACCTTTATCGTCTTCGACGATAAGAAGGTTCCCTCGTTCAAGAGGACAGTGATATATTACTTCGCAGACCTTCTGGACTCGAAGAAGATCGAGAGAGACTTCAACATCTACATGGTCAAGGTTCCTGTCGGGCAAGAAGCGGCAGTCCTTGAAGCGTTGGGGAACCCGCCGGCTTCCCAGGTTTACTATACCTCGAATATGCCGGAACCACCGAAGAAAGTGAACAAGAAGGGAGACCCTTCCACCTACAAAGCCATTCGTCAGGATAAGATGAACGCAGTAATAGAACTGCGCCAAATGGTTCACAATAACAACTGGCGATTTGATGACTGGACGGCGCCGGGGATGAGAAAGTCTGTCAAGTTCGGTGATGGGGGCTTCTACATGAAGGTCAATAATCACCTGTTCCTGACCGACACGGTTATGTTTGATGAAAACAAAAAACCGAGAGCATCTTATGGTGACGACCTTATTGTTCAAGGTATGAGGGCTGCTATCAATATGGGTCTTGTTCCTAAAAACCTATATGCTGTGAACAATACTGAGGAGGCTGCTCTCAAAGAATCTGGGGCTGATTGGAAGAACTTTCTTGATGTGCTGCCAGGGCTTGTTGAGCAGCATCTTCTTGTACCAGAGAACATGAGGAAGGTCTCACTTTATAAGTCTACCGACCAGTTGCAGAAATCATTCGGCTCAATGGAAAGGTTGATCAGAACTATTTTCAAGAATGACCTCTCCAAAGGTAAACTTAAACCTGCTTTGGAAAGTTTATGGTCGGCCTATCAAAATTCTTTTCCTACTTTGGGTAAAGATAAAATGTTCACGTTCCCAGAACGGGAACGATGGGATCAAATCGAAAGCCTTGAACTGCTGGTTCAAGGTAAGACCAAGAAACCTCTAAGAATAAAATCCTCCGAGGAGGGTGATAAGGTGCTTTATATTCTGGATAACTATTATCCCCAGCTGATTCCTCTGGCATATAACTGCAGCTTTCACTACTATTCTGAAACTTCAGAGAAGGTGACTCTGTTAAAAGAGTTCATCGAGCTCTGTGAGAGTGTCTACAAACGTCCTAAACCACAACCAAAGAAGGAGGCTACAATATGATCCCGTATATTTTTACATCCGATGCTATCTCCCTGTTCCTTCCCGATAACAAGTCGTTTTCGATCAGGAAAGACCACAAGTATTTCAAGGCGCTTGTGGAGGCTATCAATGCGTCAGACGATACCGCTGTTCTGAATGTCGTCGACATGGCGCAGAAGATCGCAAACTTCGTCGAGGGAAAGGTGGTTGTCCAGAATGGGCAACTCTTCTATGGAGATGAGCTTCTCAGCGGGGCGATCGTTGATCGTATCCTGCAGGGTATCTCGATGGGGTTGGAGTCGAAGTCCTATATCCTGTTCCTTGAGAACCTGATGAAGAATCCTTCCTTTCAATCTCGGAAGGAACTTTATCTCTTCCTGGAGGCATGTGATCTACCAATCACTGAGGATGGTAGGTTCATCGCCTACAAGTCAGTGAGGGATAACTACTATGACGCGCACAGCGGCAAGTACCTCAATAAGGTTGGCGCCATCATCGAGATGCCCCGGCATCTCGTCAATGATGATCGTCAGCAGACATGCTCCGCCGGCCTTCACGTGTGCTCCAGGGCCTACGGGAAGTTCTCCCAGCGGCTCCTGCTTGTGGCAGTCAATCCCGCGGACGTTGTGTCAGTTCCCTATGACTACAACAACGCGAAGATGAGGGTCTGCAAGTATGAGGTCTTGAAGGAGATCGAAGAGTTCCAATCCTTCTCAGAAGACCCGGTCTGGGGCGATGATGAGGAAGAAGAAGGCGAGATCGATACCTGCCCGGAGTGCGGGTCGTCCCCAGAAACCGGAGCGTATTGCTCAAGCTGCGGGGCGTCATTGTCATAATACTAACTAATCTCAGAAAATTTTTCAAAAATTTCTGGTGTTAGAGTCTAACCGGTGGGGGCAATAGGGCTCCCGCCGTTTTAACAAGGAGGATAAAATGGGCTTAGATATGTACTTAACTGGCCGGCGGTCGCTGCGAAACAATTCTCGTCCAGAGATTGACGGACATCCTGTTTCTGCCGAAGAAGTTGATTTGGGTTATTGGAGAAAACACCCAAATCTCCACGGCTTCATCGTCAGAGAATTTGCCGAGGGAAGAGATGAGTGTCAGCAGATAGTTCTTTCTGAAGAGAATATCGGTGCTATCATTGCTGCAGTAGACGGCAATACTCTTCCACCCACATCAGGTTTCTTCTTTGGAACCAGTGATGGTTCGGAGAAGGAAGAGGATTTGAAAATCCTGAACTCAGCGTTAAAGTGGTTGGCCAATGAGCAAGACGGTGAATATCGTTCGGTCAACTATCAAGCATCATGGTAAGGAGAGAGACATGACAACAAACAAAGCACAACTGCTCGTCGATGATAAGAAACTTGTCGGCGATGATATCCTTCTGTGGGCACCGATGGTGCCTGTAGCCTCAAGAACACTCAGAACCTTCCAGAAGTATAAAGAGCTGGAAGAAAAGCTGAACACCGATAAGGCATTCCTGCGTGAGCAGGCTCTGGGCAGGAAAGTCTCGATCGTAATCGAGAACACCGGCACAGTGCAGATCAAGACTCCCCCTGAATCAAAACCAACGAAGAGTTGGGTGGTTAATGGTGATGCTCTTGGGGCGCTGCCTATTTCCATCAAGAAGATGCTGATCAAGAAGGGTGTGATCAGGGTCGAGAAGAAACCCGCCAGAATATCCACAGCATCTGTGGATATCAGGCCAGTCTAAACTGTGTGAGCTATAGAAATAATTCTATAGCTCACCTTTTATAAGGAGGTTGCAAATATGACGCTCACCTTTAGGGATGCAATGATACTCATCGGCGGGGTTTCTACCCCGTCGAAGATGCCGGGCTACTCTTGGAGCACATCGGCTCTTGATTGCCAAACCGGTACCCAGCTGCGCGAGAAGGAAGGCTCTGTATGCTCGGGCTGCTACGCGATGAAGGGGAACTACAGGTTCAAGAACGTCAAGGAGGCTCACAATAGGCGGCTTGAAGCCATAAAGAACCCGCGCTTTGTCGAAGCATTCTGTATAGTATTGAACTCCCTCTACTCAAAAACCAGGAAGGTTTATGAGAAAGATGGTGTTGAGATACGAGAGAACAGGTTCCGCTGGCATGACTCGGGCGATATCCAATCGGTAGATCACTTGAAGATGATCGATGAGATAGCCCTGGAATGTCCTCATCTAGACTTCTGGTTACCAACGAAAGAATCCGGTATGTTAAATGAATTCATGAAGAAACATGAGTTTGCACCGAACCTAAATGTTCGCTTGTCTCACCCGATGATCGGTGGTACATTTAAGGTGAAGCCTAACGGGTTGAATTTTTCTACCGTTGGGGTGAAGGAGGCACCGAACCACTGCCCTGCATACAATCAAGGTGGAAAGTGCTTGAGCTGCAACAACTGCTGGAACAGGGAGATCGTCAGTGTCAACTATCCAAAACACTAGAGAAGTGAGAAGAAGGATGATTAGAATAGGGGATATCGTTACGGCGCCGGGTGGTGAGGGTGTAGGCCGGGTGAAGGCAATCCAAGGGGCTGCTGTCACTGTCATGCTCGACACTCAAACCAACCTGGTGAAAAAATACTTCCTCGCAGCAGTAAAGAAGGCGCCGCTGTCGGAAGCAGCACAATGGGAGGAACTCAATGGCTAAAAAGAAAAGGGAAATCGTAAAGCATTCAGAAGCTGATGTTGTTATCGTCCAACTTATCGGTGGGAATAAGAAGGGAAAGAAAATCCTCTTTGAAGATATCCTTGCCGCCGCTCAGAAGAGAGACATCAACGTGATTGTTAGGCAGGTCGGAGAGGCCAGCCTGATCTATAACTTTGACCCGATGGAAGAAGCGTTTAAGAGATAGGCCCCTGTCCACTCCAGGGCGGGTGTGCTTACCCGCGGCAAACAAAGTCCTATCGATGGTGTCGTCAGGGGTTTTGGGGAGGTTGCGTGATTATCCTCACCCACTTCATATCAAAGCCGTGTAATAGGATAGAAGCAGGTGTGGCCTACCAGGGAGCAATCCCATACAGGGCCAACTTTTCAGGAGGAAGCTATTTCTAAGAAGAACAAAAAGAAGCGCATCATACCAAAAGGCGCCTGTTATTATTGCGAGAAGCCAATCTTCAAACGCACTGGCGGAGATTGGGAGAGGACGCTTAAGCATGATGAGGCGACTGAGGATCATATTCATCCCCTCTCTAGGGGCGGGAGAGACATACCTGAGAACAGGGTCATGTGTTGCCATGAGTGCAACCAGATAAAGGCTGACCTTTCTCTTGAAGAATTCAAGCTTGTTTTACAGAGGAGAAAAGAAAATGACGGACGTGTTTTTGGAGCTGTCCCAGGGAAAGAGAAAAGTCCTCCAGAAGGTGGAGGAAATATCACAGGTCCACGAACAGAAGTGGGTCGAAAAAATTAAGGGGGAGAGGGCTCCTAAGGGCCCCAAGGGTGCGTTCATTGTGTCGAGCGTCAATGAGTGCAACCTGGCGGTAGAGGAAACTTACGGGGAAGTAGTATCAATGATGGTTCGCGCGGGAACCCTCATCATTTCCCTTGAGGGAGAGAAGTCTGAAGCCGCGCTTAAACTTGTAACAGAGGAGGAAGAACCTGATGAACCCGTTGCTGCAAAATCTTAAGAAAGAACTGCCAGTCGTGCTGGTACCTGTCAAGGTTGAAGTGTCGGCACAGAAGATCTGTGATCAGTTGTGCGCTGCGTTTGAAGGAGGCAGCAATTACTGGTTACGAGCAGCCGCACTGATTGACTCCTTGGTTCCACCTAAGAAAGGTAACATCTGGTACGGACAAGAGAAAATTTACACCCCCGGTTTTAGATGTGAGTTGGGGTATGATGATCCAGAAGGTCCAGGTGAGACGGTGAAAATTATTACCTGGGATGATCTTGCGAAAGGTCTCCAGATTATGGCAGAGAAATATCCTCGGCATTTTGCAGACGTAATAGATGAGACCGGGGATGCCATCACTGGTGATGTCTACATTCAATGTGTTATCTTCGGAGAAATAGTATACGGATGATCAAGTTTTAGTTGACACCTGAAATGGTTTCAGGCTACGACTAGAAGACGCCACAATCATGTGGCTTAAGTGAAGGAAGAAAAGATGAAAACGAAAGTCAAAAAACAAGAAGTGATCAAGAACCTGAAGACAACCGGTTTTGGTACGATTGAACTCAAAGGTTTCGGGCGCCGTAAGCTTGAGAAGCTGATCGACGCAGCAAACCTGGGAAGCACTGATAAGTTCCAACCGGTGAAGATTACCATTGAAGCTGAGATCGTCGACATCTCGAACTCTTTCGATGGTAAGGGTCAAGAGTTCCAGCTGAGCGTCAAGAAGCTCAAGCAGGTCGCTTGACATCCGACTCTGAAAAGAAGGTTGAGGAGACGGGGTTAACTCCCGTCTCCCATCTTCGTCTTCTGCAAGAGAAACGCGCAGAGGCACAAGCTTCTATCTACGCACAGCTCACACGGTCGGGCATGTCCAGGAAAGAACGGCGAAGGATCAAGAGCCAAGTGAAGAAGGCCATCGTGAAGGGTATAAAATGAAGATCATTCTTGTCTGCCGTTCAGGTGGAGACTACAGACCACAGCATGCCAACTGGTTGATGCAGCAGCTTCCTCAGGGGGCTAGGGTCTCTATCATTACGGATTTTATACACGCGAACTTCATCAGGAATGCCCACGTAATTCCGCTTGAGAACTCACACTGGCTTGGTTGGTGGAGCAAGATGGAATTGTTCAGACCGGGGGTTATTGTGGAGCCAACGCTTTATCTAGACCTGGATACGGTGATTAAAGAACTCCCCGGCAAATACTTCTTCAACAAGCGGAGCGTGGTGCTCTCTGATTTTTATAAGCCAGAGAGACCTGCATCAGGAATGATGCTCATTCGTCCGCAGGACTGCGCTTCTGTGTGGGATAAGTGGATCAAGTCTCCAGAACAATGGATGAGGGAGTGCGGCTCTCATGGTGATCAGGCATTCATCGGTCCTAATTTAAAGGCGGATAGATGGCAGACGCTATACCCAAAAGAGATCATCTCATACAAAGCACAGTGTGTGAAGGGGAACAGGTTCTATAGCCCAGACGCGGGAACCTTTGAGACCGCGAAGATCATTTGCTTTCATGGCAAACCCAGGCCCTGGGAATCAAAACAGGATTGGATACCAACCTATGCAGGAGTATAAGGTAACGAAGCGTTGCCACAAGGTAGCTATCATAGCCAGTGGATTGAGCCTGGTTGGGGTGGACTTCTCCAACCATGGTTTTAGAAACGATGGGTATATAATCTGCGTGAATGATTCATGGAGGAATCCTCTTGCGCCAGACCCAGATTGTGTGGTGACGATTGACACAGTGAAACTCACCGAGAGATTCAGAGGCTGTCCTCACAAGGTGATCGCAGGTGTTCCTGATAATTTCGGTACCCACAAAGCAAAAGAACCCATAGATAGGATTCCTCCTAAAAGATCTCTGTTGACGATGAGACGGTTAGGGTTGCTTGGTTTTTCGGAAGACGAGGGCGCCATCCATAGCGGGGAGAATAGCGGGTACGCTGCCTTCAACCTGGCATACCTTATGAGACCAGAACATATATTCCTATTTGGGATAGACCTGACGAATATGGGACAGCATTGTCACCAACATACTGATCCTAGAAAGAGACTGCCTGTGACAGAGGACAGACTACCCGGTAATTTCTTCTCTGTAGTCCCTCAAGTAGAGAGTAAAGGCATCAAGGTGATAAACGGTTCCCTTATTAGTAAGGTGCCTCATTTCAGGCAGGTCTCCCCGCACGAAGCTATCCGCGCGTGGAACTTTATAGGGAGTGAAAATGATAGAGTTTAAAGAGCTTCCAGTCCTGACTAAGAGGAGTCTTCTCCATGTATTCTTTTCGGGGAAGCAAGGAGACTATAGCACAAATCATTTCCATTTCCAGGGAAAGGACTATGACGCTGGGTATAGCCGGCTCTTCGTAAGAGACACCACAAACCAATGGTACAACACTGAGGATTATAGTAACGCGGTGTTGCGCATAAGGGAACGCTGTTCAATGTTTGAAGATGTGATCTTCATAGGGTCAAGTATGGGTGGGTACGGGGCTCTTAAGTTTGCCCTCGACTTCAGACCAAGAAAGGTGTTGGCATTCTCTCCTCAAGTAGAGACGCCATTTGGTCCTGATCTTTCTTACTTGTATTCCAATGTGATGGAGAGGCCTGAGATTGAGATACATCTGTGTAGGACCTCGAAGAATAAAAACTGGGATGATCTGGGGGCAGCACAAAAATGTCCTTCTGTTCTAAAATTATAAAGCACGACTGCGATGATCATAACTGTGCAGAGATCCTAAAGAATAAAGGAAAACTGCGGGAGATTATCCTCAATGCGTAAGCGTGTGATGGTGGTTGCTCACCCAGATGATGAGACTATATGGGCGGGTGGACTTGTCCTCCTCAACCCAGGAGACTGGACTATTATCTCCTGCCAGATTCCTAAAATAGATCCTGTCAGGTCAGATAGTTTCCTACAAGCATGCCGGTTGTTGGGCGCAAAGGGTGTAAACAGGCCCCAGGCGTTAGACCCAGACTTCCACTTTAAGTTGGGGGATATGGATTTATCTGGATACGATCACATCGTTACACACGGGCAAAGGGAGAGTATGGTCACCCAGACCATATCAATCTTCATAACTTCGTCATTAAAAACTGGGCAAATAAACCTATCACCACTTTCGGGTATTTGTCCGGGAAGTATGTGTTGAGGTTAGACGCGCTGACAACTAATAAGAAGTTGGACGCGCTTAAAAAATACGACTACCTACGCTCCATGTATGAGAGCGGAAAGAACATTCCCATGTGGAAATCTATAGTAAATAATAGATATAAAGGAGGTATAAGAATGGATGTGGAAACTTATGATGGAGCGTGGCCAATATGACGCACCCAAAAGCACCAGACGAGTGGTTCAACCAGAGGATCATAGAAGGAAACGGTATCTTTGATCGTGATTCCTACGAGCTGATGATGTCAGCTGTGAAAAGTTTCAGGACAGCTATCGATATTGGGGCGCACGTGGGAACCTGGTCTATCCCTATGGCGTCTCACTTCAAACAAGTCATGTCTTTTGAACCTGACTGGGTGAATTTCAAATACCTCCTGGCTAATACGTCTGGGATTAATAACATCATCAAGCACAACATAGCTCTTGGTGCTGCTAATGAGTGGGTAGGAATGGAGAAGGGGTCAGAGAATAGTGGTCAGAGTTTCATATCGACCAACACAAAAAATCTATCCCAACCAATTCTCATGGCAGCTTTGGACGATTACGATCTTTCAGGAGTAGATCTAATCAAAATAGATACTGAGGGATTTGAGTTGAATGTATTGAGAGGGGCAGCGTTTACGATAGCAAAGTGCTCACCAGTTATAATGGTGGAGCTAAATGGTTTGGGTAAACGCTACGGAATCATGGACTCGCAGGTGAAAGAGTTCCTGGAGAGCTTGAGCTATAAACTATTTGGAAAACAAAATAAGGATTATGTGTATGTCAGAAAATACGATGGACAGACCTATCCCCTGTCCTAACTGCGGGAAGAACCTTCTGCTAGATGTGACTACAGAGGCTTATCGTTGTTCCTGTAAGGCCAAACTTGTTGAACGCTCGATGGATCTAATAGGGCTCTGCTGTCCAAGATGCAACTCTAGTGCTCCGCACTTCATGCCGTTCTTCAGTGAGCAGGGAGCAGTCTGCGCTATCGCATGCTTCTCATATGCATGCCAGGGGACGACGATGATCTTCATCAAGAACGGAGTATTGGAATCTGTTGAGGTTGGACATATAAAAAGGTACGAAGACGATGATCCGAATTTTAAAGAACCAGCTTGACCAGGAGGAATTTAAATCGTATCTAGAGAAATTGGGCGCAGACTTCTCTAAGGAGTCTCCGTTCTTTTCGTTCAGGGTATCTGAACGATGCTACACTCGGTTCTACGACAAGGTGTATGTAGACGGGTGGGATCTAATAGGGCCAGAAGAAAACCTGGTTCTAAATTTTATCGAAAGGAAGACTGAGATGGAAACAAGCGCAGTAAAGAAAGAGATCGAAGACAACGGCATTGAGCAGCAGGCGCTTTCAACAGCAGAGTTTATTCCTGTTGAGAGTTCCAACCTGGAAGCTGTAGCCTATGTCGCGGAGCAAAGCCTGCTCTTCATTCGCTTCAAAAGCACCGGGACCTATGCGTTCTATAGCGTATCCCCCGACACTTTCAAGACGCTTCTGGGCGCCGAGAGCAAGGGCACGTTCTTCAACGATACCATCAAGGGAAAGTACAGCTACGCAAAGGTGGCCTGATGGATAGACAAGAACTATCGATCTACTGGAACTACTCAATGGCAGTCTACAGAAATACGGTCGACGCAGAGACGCTCGATGGTCGTATTGATGTGATGCTACAATATACGGAGATCAGCCCGTGGCTAAGAACAAAACTCACCGGTCTCCAGACCGTAAACAAGAGGAAGTTAGCCGCTTAATGACTGCGTATCCGTTTGGACTCCACCAAGACCCCGAAAACGGGGCTTGGTGGATGCTCCAAAAGAACGCAGCGCATAACGCGATCGGACTTCCTGAAACCACCTGCCCATTTGTAGTCCCTACCAGAGGGGAATGCCCTCACCAGGTAAGACTTACTGGTGAATATCCAGAGAGCAACATATTATCAGACTTTGCAGAACTGCTGGACAACCCAGGTATTCTAAATCACTTCCTACCTATGGTGTCTCTACCCACAAAGATCATGGTGATCAGGGCGCGTCCTAACCATCACAGGTTGGTGGCGAACCTTCATAAGCTGTCTTGCCCAACAGCAAACATGTGTGTTGTACTGACGGGGCCTGTCTCGCCCATCATAAAGAAAGCAGCCGTGGCTTCTCTTTCTAATATGGGGCACCTTCTTATCATAGGTGCTACCGACTTCGCCTCATATAAGCTCAGAGAGATAGTGAACCAATGCCTGGTGACCAATACTAAGCTGACGATCATCTCTGAGGACGATCTTACGCTATCAAGCCGTGGTGGTCAGTACGCCAAAGTGACTCTCGAACAGGAGTCAAAGATATTCGATTTCCTTTCTGTTTGGGGGGAGGAGGATGAACAGTTCCCAACCTTGGGGGCTTATTATCTATACAACAAGATGCGTGGAAATAGTATTTAGAGGAGGGAAGAATGCCAGAACCTTTATTCGATTGGCAGATAGATGATCTCGCGTTCTATATGAAGAACGAACGATGCGTAAATCTCAGCGACCCAGGCAGCGCCAAGACTCCTACGGTTTGCGTCTACTTGGAGTGGCTTTGGAACAAGAAGAAATGCAAGTCCATTTGGACTATGCCTAAATCGCTCATGCGCAAGAATAGGGATGAGCTTCTTCGCTTCACCAACTTTACGAAGGCGGACATTGCGATAGTGGATGGAACCCCTGCTGTTCGTGAGGAGATAATGAATAGGCCGGCAAAAGTGTTCATCATGGGCTTCAAGAGATTCTCCGATGATTGGAAGAAGATCAGGACTCTTCACCCAGAGATAGATATGGTGGCTATCGATGAGGTTCATATGGGCTTCAAGTCACACAATAGTCAGAGAACTAAAGAGCTCTTCGTGGCGATGAGAAGCATCAAGCACTTCCTTCCCATGTCTGGGTCTCTTATCGACGGGCGCCTGGATAGCGCATATCCAACCATCCATATCATAGAGCCTAGATATTACACTAATCATTGGTCGTTCATGGCACAGCATGCAATCTCTGACGAATACGGCAGAGTTATAATGTGGAGCAACCATGAGAAGCTTGGGAGAATATTCAAGAGGCATGGCATTCGTCGTACATTCGAATCGGTTTGGAAGGACGCGCAGAAGCCAGTCATTATCACTGAGAGGGTGGAAATGTCTGAGAAGCAGCGTAAAATCTATAACGAGTTCGAAGAGAAAGCCATCCTCGAATTGGAGGACGGTTACCTGGAAGGCTTCAATCCCGCTGTGAATGCCATACGCTGCCGCCAAATTATGGCTCACCCTGAGACCTTCAAGCTTCTTAAGGAGGGGGAGATCACTGGTAAGGATGAAGCTCTGCAGGTTCACCTTGAAGATCACATCAACAAGAAAGAGCCTATTCTTATCTATGCTGCCTTGGTTCCAGAGCAGGAACGTATTGCAAAGATATGTACGGACGCTGGTTTCAAGGTTGGGCTTATGAATGGGGCTACGTCCGCTCCTGATCGGTCAGACATAGACGAGAAGTTTCGTTCAGGTGAAATTGATTGCATCGTAGGATCACCACAGGTCGCAGCGGTTGGTTTCAACTGGGGTCATATCGACCACGTGGTATTCACCAGTCTCAACTATCAGAATGTGGACTTCGTACAAGCATACCGCCGGGCGATCCGCGGGGCGCGTAAGAAGCCGCTGCGCGTAACGGTGCTTGAATACGCAGACTCAATAGACCAGAGGATATTTCAGATCGTCAATAAGAAGTCCTTGGACTTGGCCAAGGTGGATTCCAGCTACGATGTTCTCACTCTGGGTTCCCAGAAAGAAGATAGTATTCTGGATAAGGTAATTGATGCAAGAAAAGCAAAATAGTTGTTGACCGGGTTTCCCCAAACTGGCATAAATGGGTTGTCCTTCAGAAATTGTTTCTGAAGGTTACAACGAAGAAGGAGACCTATCTTATGTCGCAACCAAATCCTGTTGACGCTGCCATTGCAAAAGCTGAAGCGCAAGCCGCAGCAAATGCTCCATCCAATCTGCCCCAACAAGGGCAGGTGGTAGATATGGTACCGGCCAACGGTACGTACTCTGCACCAGCCCCGGTTAGCCTGGGAGACCTGAAGAAAGGAATGAACGTAGATTCATTCCTGAAGCTCAGCTTCTATGGGATGGCTATCGGGAATCCTGAACCTCTCTTCCAAGGCCCAATCAAAGCCAAGATCGATATGGCTGAGTTCCAGGCTTTTGAAGGGTTGGTTTACGGTAAGCCTCCAGTTTACATCAAGACGTTCGACCGTATCACGGAAGAAAATGGTGGAAGCTGGGCTGATGCAATGAACAAAGCTCGTCGCGCAGACCCTTCTGCTCGTTCTTACACTGGTGTCAACATCTCTGCTACGCTGCTGGAGAATGTCGCTGCTGATGGTAAGACGATTGCAGAAGCCGGCCTCCGCATCGGCTATTCGACGCCTCAGTCGGCTCGTGCGAACATGTCGAAGTTCGTTGAAGAGGTCACAAAACTTGGCCTGATCAACAGCTGCGTCGATGTTCTCATCGGCTACGAGAAGCGTACGAATAAAGACGGTCAGAAGTGGGGTGGTATCACTCTCGAACTGATCGGCGAACACAAGTCTTAAGAGTCTACCTAGGACTGCGGGGCACCGTCCTTAAAACGGGCGGTGCCTCTTTTTTAGAGGAGGGAGTTTGATGATAAATCTCACCATCGTTGATGGAAATAATTGGTTCAGGCGCCGGGCTGAGACCGACATAATGGGTCTCCCTGTTAGGAAATGCTTCCAGGAAATTCAGGGGAATAGTGAACACGTCATCGTCGTGTGGGACGGCATGAACGCCAACGCGCGGCGCCGTGCTATCTATCCAGATTACAAAGTGAAACGGATTACTCCTGGAGAGGACATATTCAAGAGCCAGGATTTACTGAAGAGACTTTTGGTTCTTGGTAAGGCATCACAAGTCCAGGTGGATGGTTACGAGGGAGATGATGTGGTTGCTGCCTTGGCTCTCTACTACAAAGACAAGGTGGACAATATCTTCATCGAGTCAAATGACGCTGACTTGGGGCAGCTTGGCTTTCCTATGTCCCGCGCGACACCCCTACCGGAGAAGCCTGAGTTCATTGCCATCTACAAAGCGATAGTGGGAGACGCTTCAGACAACATCCCTGGCGCTAAAGGTTTCGGTAAGGGCTCGTGGGAGAAACTCACTGACGCACAGAAGCGCATGCTGCACCACGTTGTGGCAAACTGTATCAACGAAACTGAAACCGTGATTAAGGCTAAGGTGGAAGCTTTCTTTCCGCCGAAGGCGCTCACCTGGTTTGTAAAGAAGGAGAACAGGATGCAGGTTCTGGACTTCTACCGTATCGTGAACTTCCTACCGATCCCAATGAGCGTGATACAAAGTAATACGCGGGTGGGATTGAACGTGCCGGGTGAGGCTCTTCAGATTCTGGAGGAATATTTTATATGAGACCCTACAAGATCGTGAAATGGAGAGGAACCTATTTCATGGTGGCTAGATGGTTTACTGAAGACGACATGATAAGAACTGACCAACTTATAAAGGAGTACAACAATGACCAAGTTCAAACCACAACTGGCAGCTAAAGTTAAAGCAGACGAGAAGAAGGGTGAGACGTTCATTCAGAAAATGACTGACTTCATTATTTCCGAAGTCAAGTATCCAGTCCTTGCTTCCCCAAAGCTTGATGGTATCCGCGCCATCGTTATTGATGGGGAGGTAAAGAGTCGGAAGCTTATTAACATTCCTAACAAACATGTTCAGGCTTTACTGGGGCAGCAAGCTCTGCAGGGGCTCGATGGAGAACTGATCGTAGGTAATCCCTGCGATCCAGATGCCTACACGAACAGCTACTCTGGCGTCATGTCAGAGGATAAAATCCCTGAGTTCAAGTTCTATGTATTCGACATGGTTCCAGAGTTGTTGGGTTTCGAACCTCCTAACAGGGAATTTAATACCCGCCTTAATTGGGTAAGACAGTGGATGCTGGACCATTCCACCTACGGACATTTGGTGGAGGTAGTTCCTCACGTACTAATCTACTCCGCAGAAGAACTGATCGCCTATGAAGAGAAGATGGTTGCTCTTGGTTATGAGGGAGTGATGATCCGCGACCCGAAGGGCTCGTACAAATATGGACGATCTACCCTAAAGGAACAAGGTCTCGTTAAGGTCATTCGCGTTGAGGATGGCGAGTACGAGATCGTCGGGTTCAAGGAGAGGATGGAGAATAATAATGAGAAGACTACCGACAACCTTGGACGCAGCAAGCGCTCTTCCCACGCAGAAAATAAAACTGGCCGAGGAGACCTTGGGTCTTTCATCTGCAAGATGCCTAATGGTGAGACGTTTGACGCAAGCGGGAAGATGGACGACCCAACTCGAAAAGAAATATGGGATAACAAATCTAAGTATCTGGGAATGATGGCCAAGATACAACATCGCCCTTATGGGGGCTATGATAAGCCCAGGTTCCCTGTGTTCCTGGGATTCCGTCACGAAATGGACATGGATAAAGAAGGAGAAGCAGCATGAAAGAATCAGTGATACATGGGGTTAAGAACTATGTCTTTGAGATCAGAGATCCTCAGGATCAGCAAGGTGCATCCACACTGGTGAAAGTAACCCAAGCAGTTAATCTTATAAATGCAGTGGGGGCAGTCATGGGGGCGCATGATAATAAAGTCATCCTCAGTGTCTATCAGGAGGTTTGATGGAACATACTGAAGCAGAGAAAACTGCGCTAATGAAAACCTGGGCTTCTCATCATGGTTTGAAGCTCCATAAAGGAAATAGAAACTGGGCGGCGCTTGTTAAGCCTCCCTATAAAAAACCAAAGACTCCTATGCAGGATCACTATGGACCTGGAGACGATCACTGTTCATTATGGTACAAAGATGGAAAACCATACTGTTGGGTCTCTCAACCGTATGGTCTAAGACCTAATGATTTGTTAAGGATGATGGCTCATGCAAACTTATATGGGCTTGACTTCACAATAGGGTCGTGGCCAGCTTGGTACTATCCAGGGCGTGTCCTGTTTGTTGTTTGGAAAAGGAAAGACTGATGGAACAGATCCCCACAGTACTGATCGACAGGAGAAACATATCAGAACAGATGCCCATATTGTTAGAGAAGATGAAGTCTTCTACTCTTGTGGGGTTTGATACTGAGACCCAGGACGTTGACTTCGCACACGATGGCCTGAAAAAGTTTCGGGGTAAAGATGCCTCGCCATTTGATTGGCGCCGTATGAAGATCACCGGGTTCTCTTTATATTTCGACGAGGATACAGTGGCCTATTACTTCAACATCCTTCATAAGGATGTTGAGAACAGGATTGTGTGGCCTGAGGTCAGACAGTTGTTTGAGCTTAAGCCGGCTGGTTGCACCATGGTTTGTCACAACGCACCGTTTGAGTTAACGGTGATGGGAAACGATCCAGACATAAATCTGCCCGATGTGGTTTGCACTATGCAGATGGCGGTTTCAGCTTGGGGGCCTGATGAGTATGACCATAATGATTATATCAATGCCCAGTTCGGGGAGATCAAGAACCTGTTCCCTGATATCGAGATGGCTTTCAGGAATCATCGTTCGAACGACAAGGATGAAGAAGGGAGAGATAAATTGTCGCCTCTCCAGGCAGAGCTGATCTCAAAAATTCTCGGGAAGAGTTCTGATGCCACGCATTCCTACGCCGGCTTCACAAAGAGCCTCTCTTTCGGTTACGGCCTCAAAGGTCTTGTGAAGAAATTCTTCGAATACCAGATGGCTACTTTCGAGGAGACCTTGGCTGCGGGGGGCGCCACTCACATGGGTGAGTTGACGGGAGAGCAGGTAGCTGATTACGGTGCTGACGATGCTTATTGGACAGTGAAGTTGTTCTATCGCATCTACCAGTACATGAAGGAGAATTGTCCAGAGACGATTCCCACATTCTTCTCCCAAGAGAACCCGATGATTTATATCTTTTCTGATATAAGACGTCAGGGGTTGAAAGTGAACCCAAAGGGGATAGCAGATCGTACCGCCCTGGAACGCGCTGAGTTCGCAAAGGTATTGCGCGAGGTCAAGGCAGCGATCAACGCGCTGCTGCCGTTCAAACCAGAGTTGGATGAGAAGTTACTGAAGTACGAGAAATGGTATCAGACGAAGGGTCAGTATTACAGACAACGCCTGTCTAACTGGGCGGCGTTACCCGACAGCAACGATGATAAGATTCAGGCTGCACAGGTCAGCAGCGCGGTCTCCAACGCCTGGCTCGGCGAGAAGAACACTGGGGATATAAATCTCACTCACTACTTCCAGAGCCGGCTTCTCATGTACGACCTGACAGGTTTGCCCCCCATCCTCTACAAGGGAAAGGTTCAGTCGGACGCGGAGACGCGCGGGGAAGTTAAGGACAAGCTGCAGAAGATGCTCAAGGCCCTTGAAGCTGAGCCTGAAGGCACCCAGCCAGCCCAGACCAACAAGGCTGAAAATCTTAAACTTTGCATAACTATGGTCACCAAGTTGGGGGAACTGGCCAGTATAGAGCAGCGCATGAAGCTGTATCTGACGCCCTACAGCTTGCTTACAGACCCTGAGACTGGGCGGATGTACCCAGAAGTGTCCAGCATGCTTGCAACCCGCAGGATGGCCTGTTCTAACCCCAATGGTATGCAGCTGGCGAAGCGAGGGGAGAGCACTTACGTCCGAGGGTTCTTCCTGCCAGACAAAGACGACCACGTGTTACTTTCCATAGACTGGTCACAGATCGAACTGGTCTTGATCGGGGAAGAGAGCGGAGACCCAGAGTTCAAGAAGGCTTTTGGCCAGACACCCTATAAGGATTTACATATTGGGGCGGCAGCAGACGTCTTGAAAGTGATGATCCCCGAAGTCACTGAAGAGATGCTCAAGAACATGAACAAGATGAAGCCAGAAGACCTGCCCCCACAACTGCTGGTAAAACCAAATGGGGAGCCGCTCGACCCCGCCAAGGCAAAGAAGTTTTGGAGAACAGAAATCGGTAAAGGTTCCAACTTCAATTACTGGTATAGCGGAGCGCTGTCAACTGTGGGGGAGAAACTCGGATGGACGTCAGAGCAGATGTGGAAAGCCACCGAAAAATATCGTGAGAGATTCGCGGTGGCTGAAGCCTGGAGAAAGAAGGTGATCGAAGATGCCACATGGACTGGCTACACGATGCTCCCTGACGGGCACCGCCGGTCTCGGTGGGAGATTACTTATGACTGGACGAACATCACGCACAGAATGCTTGAGGCTTACAACGCGCCTGGGCTGAAGAACTTTGCTCCGACTCTCATCAAGAACCTGAAATCCCGAGCTGGGAACCAACTGGTGAACGCAAAGATTCAGGGCTCATGCGCCACGCTGGCGAAGAGATCCAGCATCTCTATCAACAAGGAGATCAAGTCTGCCGGATATGACGCATTGTTTAAGATGCCAATCCACGATGAGTTGCTCTTCTCTGTCAATCGTAGGGAAGTAAAAGACTTCCTACCTATGGCTAAGAAGATCATGTGCACTCACCCTGAGATTGTCAAAGACCTGGTGATCGACGCATCAGCATCAATAGGTTTGACCTTCGAGCCATTCGATCCAAGGAAGGCGCCTGTAGGACAGATCGAGATTGATGAGGCTCCTGACATGTTGGGATGGAAAGAAGGTTCAAAGCTTAACCTGACAGAGATTGAACAGGCGATGGATTATTTATTCGATAAAAGAAAGGAGATCGGGATATGAAGAATGACGGTACTGCAGCCCAGGATGATTTCGTATCTATGATGGAGGAGAGATACGGGAAGAATGTTTACATTTACCGCCTCACCGACACGAAAGAAATCAAGGGAGCCTTGAAGCAGGGCTTTGTTAAGAAGACTCCATCGGACTATATCGTCACTGCAAACGGTAAGATGATCTACGCCGAAGTGAAGTCCACTATCGACCCTAAGAAGTTTTCCTTCAAGTTCCAAAAGGGGCAGCATATAGCCATGCTTCGGCAGACAAACGCCGGTGGTGATTATATGGTGTTCATCAACTCTCTGCACCATAAGTGTTGGTATATGGTTCCAGCAGAATTCTTTTTAGCCAACGAGAAAAAATCAGCAACGTGGAAGGAATTAGAATGCTTTATACTGACGTCATGGTAGACATAGAGACTACGGGAACAATGCCCGATCGACACGGCATCCTGCAGATCTCGGCGGTTAAATTCAATCTTGAGGAAATGACGGTAGACCCCGAGTTCTTCAACGTATGTATGTTCAACGCACCCCATCGGTCATGGGATCAAGGAACAGTAGCGTGGTGGAACAGGAAGCCTGATGTTCTCAAGAGCATCATGCAGAGGGCTCAACCGTATCAGAAAGCGATAGGAGACTTCGCGGATTGGAGCTATCCGGCAGGGCATCTGCGGTTCTGGTCAAAGCCGTCCCACTTCGACTTCATGTTCCTCTCATCATACTTCAACGATGCGGGGCTGGGAAACCCGTTCCATTACAGGGAAGCGTACGATATGCACAGCTATCTGCGAGGCTTATGGTTTCCAGAGGTTCCCCCAAATCTTGAAGTGAGGGTCGCGGGGCCGGCGCACGATGCATTAAACGACACGCTGTGGCAGCTGAAGACACTGTTTGCCCACATTCAAGCTAGGAAGGAGAAGCTCAGTGGAAGTTAAACCATCCTACTCAATCATCTTCACAGGGGGACCCGCCGTTATCGGCGACCCCCACCTGGGGAAGAAGTTCACAAACGGGGTTCCCCTCGATCGCCGAGGGGAGCGTGAGGCTCATCAGTATGAGACCTTCAGGGTAAGCCTTCATGCTGCAGCAGAAGAATCATCCCTGGTGGTTATGATGGGAGACCTGTTCGACCAATACATGGTTGAAGGTTCTGACCTTTATGAGACCTACTTGATCTATAAGGAGGTAGCGGAGGCACACCCGGCGGTTCGTTTCGTTCTTATAAGGGGCAACCATGATGTGTCGAGGTATATTGCCAGAAGGAGTTCTTTTGATATCCTGGCAGCGATGCTGGAGAAGTTCAACAACATCATCGTAGTCTTACAACCAATCCTCCTGAAAGAAAACTCAGACGTATATCTTTTCTTTCCCTATGACGCGTTCCAAAGTACCCGAGAACTACTGACTGGGATTATGCGGCAGTTTACTACGCCGGGGGAGAAATACACCGCAATCTTCGGCCACTGGGATATAGAAAGTTTCGGAGGCAGCGATTACAATTTATGCCCATTCGACCTACTGGCTCCAACACTGGTAGATGGTGGGAAGATTATCACTGGTCACGTCCACGAGGCTCAGATTTTTACCATCCCTGATGAAACCTTCCAGGTTATAGTCACAGGCTCTATGCTCCCATACTCACATGGTGAAGATTCCAATGGTAACATATATGTTACTATGACCCTCGCCGAGTTCGAGGCTGCGCCCATCTCATTCAGGGATAAGTCGGTTCGTCTCCTGCTCCGTCCGGGGCAGGTTCCCCCTGACAACATCGATGCCCTGCAGATTTCCCACAAGTATGTGGACGACAATAAAGTCGAAGAGACAGAGGTAAGAATGACAAACTTCTCGTTTAAGGAGTTGTTCGAAAAGGTTTTTTCAGAGCACGGGCTGGACGAGGAAGTGACAAACGCCTATTGGGAAAAGTACAAGGAGAAGAATACAGATGATCATACAGCTTAATTTTGAAGTAGAGTTTGCCTCCACGGGGAAGAAGTTACAAGGTTGTCACGAGTTCAAACCTGGCATGACTGCAATCACTGGCCCCAATGAGAGTGGTAAGTCGATGCGCCTGGAGATGATTCGTTACGCCCTGTTTGGTACCAAGGCCTTGAGGGCCCCGTCCTCATCGTATAAAACACTTAACGTATCGATGTGGTTCACCGTGAATGGAAAGAGTTATTCCGTTGTACGTAGTACATCTCACGCGTCTCTGAAGCAGGATGGGAACATGGTGGCCAACGGAACCAAGGCCACCAACGCGGCGATGATTGATATCTTTGGATACAATCTTGATGTGTTTGATACGGCCAATGCTATCTGCCAGAAGGAAGCAGAGTCCTTAACGCGAAAGGCGCCGGCTGATCGGAAGAAGATGGTGGATAAGGTTATCGGCTTGGAGACTATAGATGATCTAGTGAACGAGGTCTCTGAACAAATCACACTCACAAACGCGGAGATCAACGTGGCCGGTAAGATGTTGGGTGAGGCTCCCCAACCACCAGAGGTACCCAATGGGTACCAACCATCAGAGACCTTGAAGTCTCTTCTGATCGTCCACGACAAGCGGCGGGAAAGGGAAATTCAATACAAAGCACAGTTGGACGCGGCTCGGGTAGATGAACCAACTCCCCCAGGAGGAGAGCCATTACCAGCTGAGTATGTTCAATCTCTCATAAATCAGAAGGTGGAGTATGACACACTACAACAGTGGGTAAAAGACTCTACGCAGATTTGCAACGAAGTGGAGAAGGACTGGGCTAAAAATAATGTACGCTGGTTAGCGTACTTGGAAACAGCATCAATGGAATATATGCAAGAGTACGTTTCCAATGGATACGGAGCCTTGTTTGAGAAGTTCCATGATTGGAAAGCCAGACAGGCAAAGATTGAGGAACCGAAGATCTCGCTGGCCGAGTTGGCTTTGGTGAACAAATACATTCAGAACTACATGATCAACATCGATCTTCGTCAGTACGAGAATGATGGGGTTGAATGCCCACACTGCCACGTATCGTTTAACCTTGATCAGTCAAAGATTGATGCACTCAAGGCACAACTTCATAATATAGATGAGGGAGCAGCGAAAGAACTTGTTACAAAACATAACATATCTTCTCTGAAAGATTGTGTAAAACATGCCCAAGCCTGGGATCAATACGAAGGAATCTTGAGCATACCAGAGCCACCTATACCCGCGGGTAAATTCTTGGGATCGGATAGATATGTCCTGGGGGTAATAGAGGATTTGAGCAAAAGAGATTCTGATGAAACTACGTTGGCTGTAAGACAAGCCAATAGGGATAAGGCCATCGAGTCTGTGAAGGGTAAAGAAGATCCTACTGATAGGCTTCGCATAGCTACGGAAGATTTAGGAGAGTGGAATAAATACCGAGATTTAAAAGAGAGATGGGATAAGTATGAGGCACTACGCGCGGAGTTGGAACCCTCCCTCGGTATCCTCGCGGACTCCGCACAGGAAAGAGCATCCTGTTCCTACGCCCTTAACCTCTCTCTTCAGTATGAGAGAGATCTCAAATCTTTTGACGAAAGAGTGTCAGCAAGGGCAACAGCGGAGCAGATGGTTAAGGAAACAGAGGCAAAGTTGCTGCAGCTTACCACTGTGAAGAAGGCTCTTGCTGCTTTAAAGCCGCGTGTCAAGTCATATTTGATGCCAAGTCTTAACCGCGTGTCCTCAAATCTTTTGTCACAAATGACAAACGGAGCGCGAAATAGAATTGAAATCAACGACCAGTTTGATATACTGGTGGACGGTCAGTCTGTTTCAGAGATGTCTGGATCTGGAGAGGCCATCGTAAACTTGGCTATCCGGCTGGCGCTGGGCACCGTCCTCACTAACAAGGTGTTCAGTGTTCTTCTGGCAGATGAAATTGATGCTTCGATGGATAAGGAACGGGCGGCGTATACGGCAGAGTGTTTGAGAAACCTGAAGCAGACCATTTCTCAGATCATCATTGTCAGCCACCAGAAACCAGAAGCGGATTTTCAAATAGAACTCTGAGGATGGTATGTACGTACCAAGAGAAGAAAGGAAACAAATTGTGAGTGCGCTTCTAGCAGCGAAAGGAGACCTGACCGCCGTATCACAGCGGTTGAAGATCCCTCTTGCGAGGGTGAAGTGGGTTGACGTTGTGGAGAACAACCGGTTTGGTATTAAGATCGAAGCGCTTCCGCGCCCTGAATTGTATCCATACATCATAGCTGTCAGGGATAATGAGTCATGCCGTGGGTGGGGAGCTAAAGACCCAGTGATAATGGAAGCCCGTAGGCTTTACAACGAGGGTCTGGTAGAGATCACGTCAATGACCCATGAGAACATCGTGGTCTTGTATGCTATCCCCAGACGAGAGAAAAGAATCCGCCAGGATTATTTCAAGTAGGAGAAGATAGATGAGAAGAACATTTTGGATGAAACTACGGAGCTTCATACTGGGTTATGGGTGGGCATGATGAACACGAAAGACACCAATCCCAAGGATGCCATAGGAATAAAGAAGGCTCCTCTTTCCACAGTGCCCTGCGCGGTACTTATGGAGCTAGGTGTGGGTATGTTGGAGGGAGCATGCAAATACTCTCGGCATAATTACCGGGTCGCCGGCGTTCGCGGGTCTGTCTATTATGACGCAACAATGCGGCATCTCATGTCGTGGTGGGAAGGTGAAGATCTAGATCCTGACAGCGGCCTGTCCCATATCACCAAAGCTATTGCTTCTCTTGTCGTCTTGAGAGACGCGATGATCAACAACAAAATGACTGACGACCGTCCTCCCAAGCTGCCGGAAGGATGGTTGAATGATCTGAATGCTAAGGCAGCAGCACTACTGGAAAAATACCCAGAACCAAAACCCGCCTACATAGAAGGCGATCAACACAAAGGAGAAGTCTAATGTCGACGATGAGAGCAAAACTGAGGGTGAGCTACATTAAAGAGCACGAATATGACGGCAAAAAGCAGGGTGAGAAACTCAGCTTCCACGCTGTTTGTGCCAGCAAGTATCCTGAAGATGGTTCCGACGAGAACAATACCTACGCAAAGTTCTCTCCGAGCGCCAACTTTGAGATCCACGTTGCCAATCCTGCCTTGTTCGACAAGTTTAAGGTCGGTGAAGAGTACTACGTGGACTTCACGAAAGCTGAATAACCCTCAACATAAAGGAATACAACCATGCAAATGAGAGATTACCTGGAGCAGAGCTCCAGAACGGCTGACGCTGAGCCGCGTATCGACCTGACCATTATTGAGACAGAGCATAAACTTCTCCATGAAATGACCAACATGGCCATCATGGGTCTGACGGGGGATTTTATGAAGCGTACCCTATTCTATCGGGTGCATAAAGGTCTCGACGATTACTACTCAAAAGAGCTTGACCGGGTTAATGAGTTGTCAAAGGCGATTGACACCACAGGCGAGATCAACTTCATCTCCGATGAGATCAATATGATCCACGCCATTCTCGGCATCCAGAGTGAGCTGTCAGAGCTTACGGAAGCACTGGTAGGCGCTGTTACCTCTGGGAAACGCATTGACGTTGTTAATGTGAAGGAAGAGGCTGGTGATATTCTATGGTACACAGCCATGCTGCTCCGTGCGATCGGCAGCAGCTTTGAGGAAGCTGCCCAGAGCAATATCGATAAGCTGAAGGTTCGCTATCCTGAGAAGTTTGAGACGCATCAGGCCGTGAACCGTGACCGCGCCGCCGAGAGAGCAGCCCTTGAAGGGAACGCATAAAATGAACATCAAAGAATTGCTGACGTTGTCACATGAAGCGATCAGGGATAAGGGAAAGGATGCCAGGGTGGTTGTGGCAATGCCATATAAAATGAGCGGGTCATCCCTCCCCTACGGGGTGAATGGACCGGTTTGCCACATCATAAAGAGCAGTGAGCAGATGACGGTGCTGGAGTTCAAGGCCCAGGAAGTCCTGGATTTTGTAGCTGGCGATAAGACGGTCGCTGCCATTTAGTCTTAGCACTTCTCATAAACGGCATTGTTCTTTTGAATTTGATCGACGGTCTTTTTAGTGTCACGTTTTGAAAACGAAACTGGGTCATAGGTGAGACAGAAACTCCCTGGTAAGTGTTGACACCCAGAGAGAAGAGCGATCAGGATAATCCACCTTAAATCCATCAATCCCTCTGGTACTTTTTATCGAGCTCGGCGCGGAACTCTGGGTCATTATCCAGGCGTTCACGTATCTTCTTGGCCTCTGCTACAGCCTCAAGGGTACGAGCCGCCTGGCGCCCACGCTCCTCGGCTTTTGCCCTACCCCCGGCAAGGTGAATGATGGCCCCAATAAGGAGGCTAACAATCGCCAGGCCGAGGATGTAGGGCAGCAGCGTCATTTCTCGATGTTCCGATCAGTGATGAAGATCTGGATCAGGCCAACAAGAGACATACCAGCGGTCATAATGGCTGCAGCCTGCTCTGGCTTGAAGGCCAGACCGGCGGCAGTGAGGATAGAAAAGATACCCTTCCAGGTGCTGTCGTGCTTTAGGTATTCGAAGATGTTATCAAGAAAGCTGTTCATTTTGATTCTCCCTTTTGCTTGGTGAATAACCTGGCAAAAAATCCAGGCCTATTCTTAGTCTCAACCGGGGGTGGTTTTTTGTCAACCTCTTTAGGAATAAGAAGTTCCATATTACTTAAGAACCAGTTGGCTCTGTTTATCCAACCATCGTGGTTGACCACCTGCGCGGGATCCAAATGGATAATATTTTCATAAAAATCTTTACGTTGAGTAACGATCTCTGTCAGGACGGCCTTCGCCCCATATTTCTCCACCGCGGCTCGGGCCCAGGTTAGGGTATAAGGGCCTATCAGACCATCAGGGCGGGGCGCGAAGCACTGCATGTTCTTCAGGCCCCATTGCAGGATGCGCCCAGCATTGCCGGCGCCGTGGTTAACCGCCATGTCGAATACTAGGCAACGAAGACATTCAGGAAGCTTATTGCAGCTTACATCGTTCCAATAAACTTCAGTATAGATCTTAACCGCGGTCTCACGTGTAAGGTTCTGCACATCCTTATCGGTAACAGCCTTGGTGAGATAGGATTGAAGAGTCCTCTTAGTGATGCCGAATTTGGTGGCGCCCCCACGGTCGCTCTTTCGGTTAGTGTACTTCGCCCCACCCTCAAACCGGTCGATTGTGTGGTTGATTATGTCGTCTCTTTCAATAAGCATCACTTATCCCCCAACCCTATATGTGAGATGATAAAGTTTGAGAACAGCGCCCAGATAGTACTGACGAGGATGCTGACACCAGTAATGAGGCGCATGTTGAACTTATCTGTAGTTTTTTCCTCAACGTCAGCAGCTATTTTGTGAGCTTCAAGAGTGCTCACCTTGGTAGTGAGATTATTGAGGGTTGTATCTACCCGGTCAAACCGGCTCTCCATGCTCTTGAAGTACTGTACGATCAGATCTTCATTCATCTGGCACCTATGCGGTTGGCTCGTTAGTATTGCTATCGTCAAGCTGGAACTTCCCAGTCATTACTACAACCTCGGTCTCCGTACCATCCATGAGTCGGAACTCATGATAGTACAGACCGGAGGTCTCTTCATCAGTATCGTTGTGGTCAAAAGGAATCTCGACGGTGCCCTCGCCGGTGATCTCGCAGTCCGTTTCATCTTTCTCGATGATATAGGTGGTTGACTTCGAGTTCTTTGAAACACGATAAAGCATGGTCTTACTGTCGAGAGGGACGAGAGCCCCGTCCTCATCCTTGATAGTGAGAACAATCTTCTTGACCTCACCCTTATAAATCTGAAAATTCTGGTTTATCTTAGCCATCTTTATTCCTTAATCGAGCCCTGAAGGGCAACGTCCGTATGATATTTTCCTTCGAGAGATTCAAGAACATTGGTAGAACCGGTTAGGGGTATCTCTGGGCTATATATTCCATCCAAATTGTTGGTTTTATCAGAGGAACCAAGGAGAGCAAGCGTCGATCTATAAAGCCCAACAAGATAGGTGACGCCCACCTTGACAAAGTTTAAAAACCCTGTCCCCCCTATACTCTTTCCACCTATTGAACCTAGACCTGGCATTTGACCTCGTAAGATTATTATACTAGAAAGAAAACCTTCTGACAAAGGCTTATCTTGTATCCTATTCTATATAAACAGATATAGGCTTCTGCACCCACTCGCTACCACTATACCATTTTACGGTCTTTAGCACAAAATCCCCTGAGTAATGTACATCTATTTTATCATCGGAAATCTGTTCGAAATCCGATGGTTTCGTGAAGGCCACACCAAGAGCACTTAATCTTGTTAATGAGATCATAATCCCTACACTATTATGAATGGGTCAGTGTTTGCTGGTGCTGCAGTGAACGCAGGATTTACTGTGATTAATTTAGTAGTCCCGTTGTAAGCAGTAATCGTCCTAGCCTCACCTGAAATCCCACCACCCGTGAAAACAATAACCCTTTTTTTATAAACGTCATCCACAGAACTTGTAAGGTCGGTTGTCATCTGGGTGGTAGTCAATGTACCCGTTATTGCAGTTCCAGGTTTCATAGAGGCGGCAGACAGAGCAAGATTTGCTGCTGCTGTTGCTGATCCATTTATATACCTGGCATTAGCATTAATTTCATTCGCAACAGTAAAGGTCAGCTTGTCAGTCTGAGTTTTAATAGCCCCTACCTCAGTGTCAACATAATCGTCGAGGGTATCAAGACTCGTTTGACTTGCCCTGCTCGAAATGGTTGCATCAAGATTTGATGCAGTTAAACCTGTGACTGAACCAACACTACCTGACAGATTACCGGTAATATCACCAGTGATGTTCATCGTCTGGTCTGGAAGATTTATCGCGGTAAGACCAGCGCCTGCAACACCGATCTCGGCTGTATCTACCAATATGGCCGCGGTATCTACCTTCATGGCTATAATATCAGCAGCTACATTTGTCCCTGTAGCGTCTGTGACCACCGATTGATAAATAGTCGTCGCGTCTGCTGCAGGATCACCTATTGCTTGGCCGAATGTTCCTTGTGTTTGGTGACCAGTGGCGTCCTCATCCCACACAGCATCCGCAATAACCGCAGCGGTTGGAATATCACCTACCGCAGCAGGAGAGGCAGGGATTAGATCGGTCTTCGCCTTGATAGCAGCAACTTCAGTATCCACAAAGTCATCGACGGTGGTAATCATCGCAGGGATATCCCCAGCAGTCTGCGTAGTACCGGCCACCTTTATAATATCCAGGCGACCGTTACTATCCACACTTAGAGCTGTAAAGTTTGGAGGCTTTGTAAATACTGTAGCTGGGGATGCAATGACTGATATGTTGGCTGTAGCAGACTTACAACTAAATAACAATGTATCTGCGTTTGTCTCAGCCTGTGATAGGTCAAAGAGATAGTAGCCCTTCGCGTTGGTGGCATCCATTTCTGTGGCTGAGGTATCTGTCAGAATGGTTACTGTTCCATAGTCTTTACTCACATAGGCTGTGAGGTTGGCCGCATCCCCCGTTTTAGGAAGATTGGTAGTGGCATCGAATGCGAACACTATCACTTTCTGACTTGCTACGTTCTTAAACATTATCGGCTCCCATTTTCTATTAACTGCCTATAGTACTCCGTATACGGATTGTTGGTAATAATAGGTGGTCTTAATGCTATGCAAATTCTAGCCTGTTTTGAAGATGCTGCCAAGGTGTCTGACGTGGCGCCTGTACTACCAATCGAGGCTTTTTTCCCGGTTATAACGACAAAACCACCACCAGTATTAGAGTTAGTTGATACGTCACCACGTTCGGCAACTTCCGTCAAATTAGAATTAGTCTCGCTAGAGCCTTGAGCGGAGTTTGAATCGATAGCGTGAGCCACCGCCGCAACTATCATAGTGTTCGCAACCGTTGTGGTCACAGCGGGTATGGATACTGCTGTATCAGCAGTTGAAAGAACATCTCCAGTATTTACATCCCACGGGTCACCAGAAGTAATGCATCCACTGAATGCAAATATCCGCGCAACAGTATGGTTGCCAGAGTCTGCAACCGTCGGACCACTTTCTGAACCATTATCCCTCTTCCAAAAAATTGCTAACCGGGTAGACCCGGCAGTCGCAGCTGTTCCTGTTCCTTGTGGAGAACCACTAGTAACTTCAGCATACCCTGTAGGAGCACTGATTGTTTCATTAGAACTATGAACGACCAATAGTAAGATATCATTCAAAGCATGACCGGTTGGTAAACCTGGTGCTAAAGCCCCTGCTCCCTTATCTGCTGTTCCAGCTGCTCTGAATTCTATTGCCATTTATTTATCCAATAAACACATGAGATGTTTCACCGCCACCACCGCCAGGTCCTGTATAGGTGCCTCCACCAAACGTCACTGTCCCTGAACCTTGTATAAACGATCCACCACCAAGAATGAGAGCTCCTGCTGTGTGATTATATGTTGATGTATCAAAAGTTCCTACCTGACTATAGATGTAGGAGTTGCTTGTAAAATTACTAGCTTGGGTCAAGGTCGTACCGAAACACTCACAAAATATAATTCCGGGACTAAGTGAAGTTGATGCCCAGGTTAAACCACCAGTATCCAAAGTTGCTGGGCTTCGGTTATAAAAATATGTATTAAATGAGCTTCCAAGAATTGACATTCCTGAAACAAGCTTTAATGAACCATAAAATTCAAGATCACGACCACGGGTCCAGGTTGGAGTATTTGTAACCCCTGTGCAATCTAGTGCAGGCACTCGCGCATAATCATATGTTACAGTTACCGAACCAGCTGTGATTGAGTTTGCATCAAAGAAGCATGTGTCCTGCGGTAATGGCGTAGTCGGTGAAATAAGGGTTGAGCCGCCAGAAGTTGTGTACCAGTTCGAGGCGGAAAAATTCACCGAAACTGCGGTTTTCATGTAGCAATTTTTTGCAGTATTAAAAGTTATCCCGCTGTTGCCTCCACAATTACCTGAACCTCCGGTGACGCCAGACAAGTTCCAAGAGCCTGCGCCAGAGCCTAAGATGTCACGTAGGTCAATATAAGTACATGAAACGGTAGCAGCAGATATTGTCCTTTGTGTTCCGGGTGCGTTTGAACCAATGAAGACGCGCTTATTGGCTGCTGTGCCATTGGAGGTAAAGGTGCCGGTTACTGTCTGATTAGCAGCGAGAAAATAACCATCCGTCCTAGCATTAAGACTTGATCCAGACACGGATAGGGTGAGAGTTCCGAAAGTGTTCGCTCCCGTAATTGTAAAATTAGCTGCAACCGTCATGGAGGTGGTCGTGAATGTACCGTAAGTCAATCCTCCACCCGCGAAAACAACACCTGTGAATGGGTCACCCATATTGATTGTTGAAGATGCAGCGCTTAACGTCATACCGGTAGAGGTACCTATATTCCAAACCGTAACGCCGGTAGTAGTTGGGATCGTCCATGTCGTTGTTCCAAGTGTCAAAGATCGGGTATTAGAGTTGTTTGAAGAAAAAATTACCCCGCTAGTTGCACCAACAGTCTGATTGTTTGTAATGAGGGAACCATTTGTAAGTGTGATGGTTGAACCTGAAACGGAGTTACAAGCATCTTGGAAAGTCCACTCGCCACCAACACCATCGAAAGTAAAAGACCCAACACGCTTTGCTGCTGTTGTGATATTATTACCCGTAGTTGTTGATATAAATTTAATTAATGAGGTTGCAGATGGTATATAAGTCATACCAGAAACTAGTTTAAAATGCCCAGTGGTACCATCCCCCACGTTAAGCTGTTTTGTAGTGGCTTGAAGAAGTGTTCCACCAAAACCGGTGAAATCAACAGACCGGCATAAATCAGGCGCCCCACTAGTTCCATTGATAGTAAGCGTCCCGGTACTAGAACCAGGAAAAACTATATCATCTGCCGCTGTGGGAACCTGTGCTGGTGACCATGCCGTACTGTCAGACCAGTTTTTTGTCGAACCAGAAACCCATGTGAGTGTTGCCATGCTATGTCACCGTAATTTCGCGGGTGAGCGGGTAATCCCACTCCTCTGGATACCTGGTGTTCTCTATTACAGTTGTAATTAAACCTAGACTATCTGTAAGATCGATAGAAACTGATGTTGCAGGCTTATAGATATTTTCTTTCACAGATACTGTCTCATCAGGGTTGGTTTTATCTAATGCGACTAACACATCATGTTCACCCATTAGAATAGGTGGATTAGGATTACAAGTAATATAAAAACTTCCCGAACCAGAAATAACAGCTGGTATTTCAAAACCACACGAACATCCAGCAGGTACTGGCTTACCGCCTACCTCTATATAACCACCAGAATTATGAACCACGAAAGAAGTCATACCAGTGTTCCCTGTAGGATAAGAGTTACGCGGTTGACAGTAGACACAGAGTCAACCTTGAATCCTAACACGTCACCAGCAGCTATCGAAGTAGTCCAGGTTGTTAAGGTCAAATCCTGGTTTTTTTGTGCTGAAGAGAGCGTGGGTTTCTCTGAACCAGCTATGGTATCAGCAACTGTCGGAGGAAAATTTGCATAGGTATCCTTCCATACGTCGATAACAATAGAACCTACCTGATCAGCCAAGATGGTCCATCCTGTTATAGTCATACCGAATGGTATTGTGATGTACCCTTTGATACCTGTGGTAATGGCGGATCCGGCGCCATCAATAGTAAGACCAATTGGTTTGGTGATAAGGGTTTCATCAACAACCTGATCTGTATCAATCCATATATCACCAGCGGATGGTGAAGACGGTTCTGTTGCCGAAACCGTTAACTTACGGCTTGCTTTAAGCTGCTTACCCCCAGTTCCATCGAACTCTGCTAACTGGCTGTCTATCGCAGAGCCAACGCCGAGAGCGGCGTTCGGGACGTTTACGGTTACATCACCAGTCCCGGCGTCAGCACCTGTCGAAGAAAGACTTACGTTTGTTCCTGCCACAACTTTTTTTATTACAGCCTGACCAGACGTAACGGCATCCAGATCGTCCCTCTGGATGCCGCTGTCTTTTACCTGTCCGCCACGTACTTCTGTTCTAGGCATAGACTACCTATTATTTACGATAGTTGACACGGATCTTATCACCAGAGATAGGAGCAGTGAGGTAAGTGATCGTACCCCCTGAGATGGTGTAGTCATTACCGGCGCCGGGTTCTTGCTGAATACCGTTCAGGAATACTTCTTCAGTACCTGCAGTCGGGGTATTCGCAAGAGTGTAGGTGACGTTTGAGCCATTGACCGCGCCTGAAGGGGTTTCGCGGGTTACAAAGTTTGCTGCCTTATAGACCGTTGCGGCAACCGTGAGCGTACCATCAGCGATGATGGTAGCATCACCACCCATTGTTACAGGAGTCAACACCCCGCCGGCGCTTGCGATATAGACCTGACCAGAGGTACCTTGCTTAACACGCAGACCGCTGGATACTTCAAGAGAAGCATCACCAAGGGTTACGTGCAGCTCGTTCGCATTCACAGTCAGAGAAGTGTCACCAGCTATAACGTCGATAGTGTCGCCAGTTTTGGTAAGACCCGCACCTGCCGTAATAGTTCCAGCTGAAGAGAACTGAGAGAACGCCAGAGCCGTGGTGTTGAGGGTGATAGGGTTGTTAGTAGAAAGAACCCAGCCGGTATTGTCATTCGTAGTACCTTCTTCGATGAAGGTGAACATACCAGAGGTAACTTTTGCCGAAGTGTTGGCGTCAGTAACTCGAGTCAGGACATAGGGCACACCAGCAGTACCCTCAGTTGACACATAATACAGACCGTTGCGGAGCCCAGCAGCTTCGTTCTTGACCAAGATTCGGTCATTAAGAACAGTCGCCACACCATCGACAGTGAGGACACCGTTTGCGTCTGCAGTCAAAGCATTGGCCGCAAAGGTGTTAGCAGGAAGAGCTTCAGTGGTAGCAACCCGACAAGAATCTTTTATATCAAGACCCTGTTTTGCTGCATCAACATCCTGCTTCCGTGCAGCATCACTATCTGCAGTAGGAGCACCAAGGTTGGTGAGTTTGAAACCACCCATGGATTGATCCGCGGTAAAAGCAACTGAACCACCACGGAGGATGAAGTTTGCCGAGTCGGCAAGTTTGGATGTAGCAATCGCCGCTGCTGCTGCGATCTCCGCGTTGGTGATCGTCGCGGCCCGGATCTGTTTACCACCATCGATTTGGGTACTAGCCATTTTATTTCTCCATTAAAGTTGTTGATAATCAATTATCATAACATCAGAACTCGACGGGGCATAGCCCATTGTTATCTGATTAGCACCAGTTTCAGTATAGTCCAACCCCGCCCCGAGCGCCAGCCTCAATCCATTAAGGTAAACCTGACTTGACCCAGGTAGAAAGTCCAAAACGGTAGTAAAGATAAGGTTGATTCCGTTCATTACTCCGGTGGGGGTTTCATTATAGACCTTGGCTTTTTCAAGCTGCTGCTGGATATGAGCCGGCAGCTCGTTCACTATATCCTTCGTGCCAGCCGAGAAAACAACGAAGGTGTTTGCATTCGAAGACTGTATGACCGTGTCTCGAACCAGGGTGGTGGCATCTGACATGTGTCCCGTTCCCAGCTCCCACTGGTTTGCGGTCCGGTGGCTTATGAAGTAATAAAACTTGTCTGTCCCCCCAGTACCGAACTGTAGAGAGAAGGTTCTTTTTCCCAGTATAGAGGCAACGACTAACGCCCCGGCACCGATGCTGGCTGTGGTCTGTTGTACAAGGTTACCAATCTTCGAAGCCATAGTATTTCCCTAGAATAAATTATGACGCTTTTAACCCGTACAGTCTTCCCTTACCGGAGGTGATATTTCCAGAAGAAAATTTAATCCTAAAAGCATCTATATCTGCCGTTGAGTTTCTTACTCCGTCACCGTCTGTCATACAAGGATCACCAGACACATTTTCGAAATTCATCTTATAATGGAATACCTTCTTACGCGTAGTCCCAAGAGGGTTTATAAAATCAACAATACCTGAGATACCCTCGGATGAAAGATTACCTACCCCACCCTGTACCACATGGTTAAGCTGTATAGAGGAACCGGTTGTTTCCTCATCATGGTTTAAAGTGGCATAACCGATCTTAGTTGTTCCACCAGACCATAAATAATCTCCAGCAGTGGTTGCATAGGTAGATCCATTATTAGTTGAGGTTTGAAGATAAAGATCAGCCCCGTCAGTTGCGGGGCGAAGATCCTCAAGCACCAGGCGGTATGAAGAATAATCCGAAGTGATCATACTTGTGAAGTTAAGAGCGGCACTAGCCGAGGCTGTCAAAGTACCAAGCAGTGCGGTGCCCCCAGTAAATGACGATTGCGCCAACAGGGTCGGAACACCTGAGGCATTAAAACTTAATACTGTATTTGGAGTCGCATTGGCAGCTTTAGCCACAAGGTTCAGTGTGGCGTTTGTGATCTTATCGTTGGTGATGATCCCGTCCGTGATCTGAGAAGCCACAGTCAATGCAGAAAGATACGCTAGTGCCCCGAGGTTTGAATTGAGAGGGACGTTGCCAGCACTAACGCCTGTGTCGACAAGGGCAGCTGTCCCTAAAGCAAGAAGAGTTCTGACCGCGGTTTTGTCGGAAGCAACGGGCAGATAAAGGCCCCAGTTCTTCCAAAGCTCCTCCCATCTGGACGAAGTAGAATTGTAATATAGGGCGATCATTTTACTTGTATCGTCAAGCACCAGGTTGGCGCCGGCGGCTAGATATATCTGTCCAGTACCACCTTGGAGATGACGAATAGTAATCACACGAGAAGCGTTGGTGCTTTTAAGAAAGAGGACTTTGTTTCCCACATTTGTAGCAAGAATATTATCTAAGTTGTCCGTTGAGGCTAGTGATTCAGTATCGGCTTTGACAAAAGTCTTATCGGGGGTCATGGATCCCGCGGCTATTTCTATTGCTTCTGGCGCCGCCGTAGAGACACAAATCTGGGCAATGAAATCGTACAAGGTTCCGAGTGCTGCCTGGTATGCCGCTTCGGTTGTACCACTATCAACCAAATCATCTTTTACAGGTAACTCTGCCATGTTAGTATCCTTTTATTTCTACGTCGACCAGACCGTCAACTGCGTTGTCTGCAGCATCGAAAAGCTTTATCAGTGGACCAAGTGTAGGGTTCTTATCGAAGATACGGTACCCGATGGGCGAGTTTACCCCATCATCCTGTATGATAACATTAACTATAGTTATGACGCTATAGCTATTTGTGGGCGGAACGCGGGTCCCGGCAGCCAGGATTGACACGTCTTGGTGACTTTCCTTGATATCCGGCACGTCAATAATCACAGAAAATTCTCTTATAGTTCCCCTTGTTCCCCCACCAAAGATCGTGATCCTTATGTCATAATCCCCTGGGACTATGTAGGAGATATCAGGAACAGGAACCCATTCTGTGGCCGATTGAAGTTTGAACTCCACAACATAACCATTATCATCAAGGTCAACACCAAGAAGAAGATCTCCAGCGACAGTCGTGGTGAAGGTATCCTGATAGGTCATCTCCTGATAACTGGTTCCATACATGGCTCCACCATCATACATAGGATCCGTGGGGACCCCTGTATACATGAGGCTCCCATTGTCGTTTGCAACAAGATCGCTTCCCGACACGGTGCAGTTTGTTTTTGTGCCAGGGAATGTAGGATGATAGTCGAACTGCTCAACCACATTTTGAATTTCTGGATTACCTGCATCCTTAAAGACAAACCCGCTGTTCGTTGACACCACCCCAAACGCATCAATCGCCCTAACCATTATCACCCGCGCCGACAGTGGGATGAGGTTTGTATAAAAGCTGGTGTGCGTCAGTATACCTTGATGCGGCTGAATTCCGTCTTCCCAAGAAGTCTTACCCGCTTGGTTATGATACCTGAGTATGAAACCCACGAAATCATCTGGTGGGTCAGCATACCCCCAATAAACCTCCCGATGGTTAATGAGAACGAAATCAACATCAGCAGGAGGATCAGTCGGGTTGGTCACATTGAAAAGATATTTAGGGACACTTTCTATACGGCTGGTGTAACCAAGATATGATTTTCCAAGAATTGCAAACTCATACAACCCTGGAGGATGGTTCTTGATTGTATCCCCTTTGATAATATCCCTCTTCACAAAAGGATCATCTGTGTTTGCAAGACGAGACCATACCTCAAATGAGTGGTCATTTGAATAATATTTGTAGGCGCCCCTGTCGAAGGTTGGATTTATGATCAGATGAAATGCGGGTTCTATGGTCATGTGCCACTCACAAACTGTTCAAGGAATGTGCATGAAGTAGGGCCGGGTGGGTCAAAGGGATCAGGGAGAACTGAATAATCTATCGTACCAGTGTCCGTAAGATTGTCAGAGTCATACCACTTATTGCGGTTGATGTTGATCGCCTCGATAGTAAACCGGTCTGGACTACCATCTACTTCTTCTACCTTGAGTACCCTGAAAGGTCTTGGTGTGCCGAGGAGAGTTGGATGCTCAAGCGTGAATACCGAACGAACAGGGACTACGTCCTCAGGAAGCACCGAGGATAATTTCAATGTAAAATTGTAGCCTAAGGTGCTGTCTTCGATGGTGGCTATGAACACAGTCCCATCGGTTAATGGAAGGTGTACTTCATACGGCATACCGGCCTCGAGATATAAAGGATCACGAAGGGTTATAATATCCCTATCATCATTGATCGATTTGATCCTGCCCGACAACCCGTAGCCCATATCTGGATCGCATATAAGGATCACGTCAAAGGGACTGACCATTCCACCCAGGCGGTTGGTGACGAACCTTACGATACACGTTTCGGTATTGGCAGTGATCAGTTTGTATTGACCGCGGCGGAGCGCTTCATGAAGATTGGTGCACCCGACTGCAATGAAATCAAGGGGGATACGTCCGTTCTTATCGATCAGATCCTGATCAAACACCCGACGACGATCCACGTTCCAGTCTAGATCAGGGTTAATAAACGACACAGTTATATCGTTATATCTAGTTTCCATGTCTGTATAGCTGTATTCAAAACCTTCATCATAGACATTCTCCTGCACAAAAATGTGCGAAGCAGGATCATCTTTATCAACCCTCAGGAACGCCTTACCATTAAGGTCGTCAAAGAATGTTGCATTGAAGGCGCCGGCGATATACCGAGCAAGTTCTTTCCCAGGTGTTGGTTCAGTGACGTATAGATTCAAAGTGTATCTTGGTTGGAATCCACCTTGACCATCAGGAACCAGTTCGTCGCACCATACGGCGGCGTCATACACATCATATTTATCCAAGTTCACTTCAGGGTAATAGCTCTTGATACCAAACCGGTCGTTCATCACAAACTCATAAAGACACCACGCGGGGTTGTCAGTCCAGGCAACCTGCCAGGAACCATCCCAGATTCCTGTATACTCCCGCGTCTCAGGATCATAATTGGTAGGGATCTTCACAAGCATCAAGTCGTAGATGCCAGACCATGTGGGTATGCTGGAGAATTGATCTGTGGCTTCAACCAACAGTTTGACTATCGCAGTATTTGGGTATGTCCTCGAATCTGTATTTCCCTCTTGAAAGCTTTCCCAGCTTATATCACGGAAAATTTTTGTCGTGTTTTCTTCGCTGATCTTGGTTACTCTTAGATCATAAGGTTCTCCTATTTGAGAAACCACCTGGCGTATTTCTTTTACGTAGGTACTGGAAGTATGGCCGTTGATCGTGATATCAGCCCCATATACTTTTATCCACGTCCCGGAGGAAGCTGCTTTATACTCAAGACGAAATGTGACAGGGGTGTCCAACATCCCGGTTTCACCTTGACGAAACAATCTCTGCACAGCAATCCGAAACTCTATGAAATTTATATCCCCACTGATCGTCTGTCTTATGATGGGGGTATCTGTAGCCATCACCACCCCAACCTGGGAATTGTTTGTCGCTGGACTACCTAAAGTCGTAACCAAAGGTGCAGGGCTGGGAACACCTGGATATAGGGAGAGGGAAAAATCCGTGAAGTTATCCTGACCCCCCTGATTCTCAAGGGGGGTATTTCCTATGAAGAAATCTTTATTGCTGCGCAGCCCAGAGATCACACCTTCACAAAGGCCAAGAATGACCTCGATCGTATCTTTGCTGCGGAGGTTTTCTGGGGATGCCATAATCTACCTAATATACCACTTTCCACCAATTATACAGTGATCATGGGAACAATCAATATACTCGAACTGAGACTTCTTGGCCAGGGTGTCCACATGCACCATCAGGAAGCCGTTAGACCACTTTTCCCCGTTGCAGTAACTGGCCTGGCGCTTATGACCAGAGCCGAGTTGGTGCCATTCGAACGACCCAATTAATGCACTGAAATATGTAAATACTTTATGGGTATGATGGTGACCGTTCCACCCCGGAAGTCCAAAATTTGCACCGTCTGGGAAGTGGTGCGCGATCAGGCAGTCATAGAGGGTAGTCCAGTTCCGGCGGAGCTCGGCAGCGTGATCAGCCTTTGTGAAAACCCCCAGGTCCGCCGGTGCGATATAGTTGACCTCATATTTCTCCAGGCCAAGAAGCCCAGGAATAGTCATGTGATGAAGGTCATGCAGGATAGATTTCACCTGTGGTGCTGTCTCTGAGAGGAACCGCAATAGTCGAAATTCGTGGTTTCCTTCGATGAAGATTATCTCTGCGTTGGGGCATACCCTACGAAGGTCATCAAGAAACGCATGCACCCACCGGATGCGCCCCACAACGTCCCACTCGCGCGGGTCGACTGTATATTTTGAAAACTCTGGGAGATCAAAAATATCCCCATTGAGAACAATCTTCTCTGGCTGCACACGCTCAGCCGTGCTTATAAAAAGCTTTCTCCAGAAAGGATCACACTCAATATCATGGATGTCGCTACCGACCAGGACTGTTTGAAACCTGGTGCCAGAAGGTTTTAGGTAGGTACTAGACCAATTTCTTTTCTCCGTGTTCAGCTGCTTTAGTTCATCAACAGAAGCATGCTTCGCTATATTGGATTGATGTTTATCTTCTGTTCGTGAGGCATCAAGACCAGCTTGTCGTTTGAATTCTCTGAAGGTTCCAAACAGGTCTATCCATCGTTGCTCCTGCAGCTCACTATGTTTCCGATAATCTGACCGGGTTATTTTCTTATTTAGTACATCAGAAAGTTTTCTTATCTCAGTAAGATAGTCTTCCTTCGATGTGCCAGACATCATATACACCCATGTGTTGTTGTTAAGTCGCCACGTCCACCGCATCCACGTCGAAACTGAGATAATGCCCAGCCACCTTATGCCTACCGAATCCGATAGGGATGCGAGTACCAATTCGTACTGTGTTTTGGTTGGCGCCTAAATATCTGGAGGCGTCAGCGCCTTTTCCACCCCCAGTATCGGTCTTTGGTGATGGAGACAACATCTCCAACAGTCCCCCTAGAATAAGCATCTTACCGATAGTCATCAGAACACCATCAGTAGAGGCATACCACAAAATCCCTTGCGAGATACCCCCAGCGCCCGGTAACCACAAGGCCGCGGCTATGAAAAGAGCCCCAAGAACTATTTTGAAAAAACCTCCCTTACCGTAGGAAAGGTTTGGTACGAGATGAAGCTCGGTCACATCATTTGCAATTGGAAGGAATAGACTATCCTTAGTATCAAAACCCAGAACCTGTATCGTGTGTTTATCTTCCCCCACAGAGGAGTCGAAAGCTTTTGTCTGCCTTGAAAACCCGTTAAGGATTTCGGCGACATTGATCCCCGAAAGCTCCAGCCCGTCAGGAGCCATATCTTTCAAGTATCCATGAAGGTGAATTTTTATTTTTCTTTCACAAGACATTATCAAGTCTCTCCTTTGGAAAACAATTGAGAGCCGAGTCTATATTGCAATTGTACACCTGAACCCCTAATTTATCCAGCGGTTCGACAATATAGTTAAAGTCCTTTATGAATCTCTCGAACTTCTGTGGTTTATACCCAGATGTAACCCCAGGGGGATGGTTCCCGCAAAAGTTGTCCCTCCGATCTTCGTCATACTTCATATCATACCCCAACAGAATAATCTTCTTAACCCCATGGTTAACGGCCAGATTGATAGCCTGATACCCTGAATTCCCCCCTGTGGCAAGATAGTTTGGCCGAAGATCAAGGCCGTGCTTTGCGCCCTTATTAACATAGGCCACATCTTGACAAAGAGTTTTCTCCATACTGATTTTATGTTGCCCCCGAAAACGCGGGACTCCTTTATGATAATTCCACCATCTTGCGTCTGCATGGTAGAGGATATCGGCATGCGGCGCTAGTCGCCAGGCAGTACCAACTGCGATTATAAGCCCGTTTGTAGAAAGGCATTTCTGTACTTCACAGAGGGTTAAAGAACTCCCAGGAGCGAAAATAAACGCTCGATCGTTTCTGATTACTGGTTCATATTCTTTAAGCAAGGGAGACCTCTACCACTGAGTTTTTATCTTTATCATATTGAAAACATCTTACCCCGTCATTTCCTATTACCAGATGAGGAATCTTACCCCACGCCTTGAAGGTTGGGTAATCATCTTCAGATAGGTTGGCAGAGGCGCCGGGGTGGGTGTGCCATGCAGCAATAGCCACATCGCAATACTTGATGAGGTCTTCAGCAGAGATAACCGCACCGTCTTCCGGTTTCTGAGATATGTTTTTTACCTCTACCAAAAGTGTGGGTAGCAAGAATCCTATGCGCTCCTTCCCAACCTCGCTATAAAGCTTTTCAAGTCTAGGCTTCGCTTTTTTTAGCAGCGTTAGCATCTTCAATCATCTTTCTCTTATGTGGAAGGAGGTAGTCCAATATATCAAGATTTTTCTCCACGGTTTTTATCTCGGGCATGTCTTTATGCCTCAGAATCCTGGTAGTGAAATGTCGTAAACCACCACGATATGGGGCTAAAGTGGAGAGCTTCTGGTAGGGATGATGGATAACTTTTCCGTCCCCAATATAAATCGCACAATGGTTAGTGACTGTTTTCTTAGGATCTCTCTGGTCTGGGATAGCAATAAGAAACGCATCCAGGAGTTGGATCTTGTCGAGCGGAATATCATCCATAGTCTTAAAACCCTCAGAACGAAAGTTCTCTTCATACAAGTCCATTCCTGATAACCACCAATCATCAGGCCTGGCATAGTTGGTCAAAGTGAGTCCAAGGTTATCACGATAGATATCGCAGGCCAAAGTGTAGCAGTCCTGCTGGCCGTGGATAAATTTTCTATTCAGCAAATGTTGATATCTGATTCTCATTATGACAGGCTCACCGCTGGGAAGTCTGGTGGTATGAACATACGCCCCGGCACCAGGAACTGTTGCCCGTCTAACATGTCCCTCAACTCAAGACCTATGAAACCGCTCTTGACAGTGGCCACTCGGCTAATACGCCATTGCTGCCGGCGGTAAATAGGAAGGTCGGCATCAAGATGAACCTTCAAAATCCTATACCTGATAACCACACCGTTCTCCAAAAGCCCATCCCCAACAGGAGCAGAGAATACCGATGCGGGATTTGCGAGAGTGAATGTCGGTCTAGAAGTCTGGTCATCTGCATAACTTCCCACCCCCTCAATCCTCACACCGGTTCCAGTGTAATCATGCCCCTGCCAGTTGCGATCGTCATTCAACTTAATGCGTATTTTTGTGGCCTTGTCATTAAGGATTATCTCAAACAGATCCACATAAGCATCTGCCTCAAGCTTCTTTGCATCAGCAAACTGTTCCGCGGGGACATCCATGGCGCCTGTGTTGATGATAAGAACCTCATATAGACCACCAAACGCCTCGTATTCCCTCTGTGGCGCAGGAACAGAAATACTGCTGGTGCTGAAAGGACTGCCCAGAAACGAACCACCAGACGTTGGGTGAAACGTATCGATCATATCTAATCCTTTATGAGCTTAGCCCTGAGCGCATTAGCCTTTTCTTCAAGCGCCATAGCAGGCATACTACCTTGAGCAATAAGCCACTCGCGCATAGCCCTGAAGGTTGCCATGTCGATCTCTCTAAGTTGATGATAGATATCCCCATTGTGTCGCTGCTTAATAAGATCCTGGCAGTCTTCTACCACCTTTGTTTCAAGGTTTACCTTCTTCAGACTTCTATCAAAAGAGGTCTCAAAAATAAGTTGTCCTATAGGCATATCCTCCGTAACTACTGGTACTTGACCCGCGGCGCACATACCATCGGCGGTGATTCTACCTGTGGTCTTATCATATTGAATTATGAACATTTTTCTCTCCCTTTATTAAGCGAATTCTATTGCTTCCCACGAGTCAGTTACTGTTTTTGTAGAAGATGAACTATTGCGTTCATTTCTTACAGACGTAGTTGATTGAAGTTTTACAGTGGTAAACTCTTGTGATGGATTACTAATTGCAGCACTGGCAGTATACCCAAGCCAGCTTACCACAGTCTTTCCAGTATTCACAGCACCTATTGTACTATCCTGAGTCGTAGCGCTGGTTGCGATAACATTCGTACCACGATCTACACCCACCACATCTGTAGATTTAAACTCGACCGCTGTGGCCTGAGTTATAGGGTCCGCACCAGTGGTAGATGTTTGTGTAGTAGCAACCGTGGTGGTGTCTTTTATCCAACAGTATGGTATTCTATCAGCCCCGGCATTTCCTTCAGCCCGGCTTACTCCACCATAAAAAAGACATGTTTGAGCTAAAGTAATGGTTGAAATGGTGGCTGTACTCTCTGCAGATGAACCAGTAATGGAGAACTGTTGGGTGTTTGAATTCAATACCCCCGAGGCAAATTGAACAGCAACATAACCACCCGTTAAACTATCTGTAGCAGTTCCCCTTCTAAAACGCACCCCGGTGGCTGAAGAGATGTCCAATCTTCCCCTTACTATACTATGGTCAATAGTAGAGCTGTCTGACGTGGCTCCTAACAGATGAACCGCGGAGTTTGTTGTAGTGATGCTTGATATAGTCGCCGTCACAGACGTGTCAGATGAAGTCAGGGTTATAGTCCCCTGCTGGATAGAAGCAGTTACCCCAGAGTTCCATTGAACAACAGCGCCAATAAGCGTGATGGTGTTAGTGGCAGATAAACTATTTCTATACGCCGTCACCGTAGTTCCATTAGTAAGTTCGGCTCTACCCATAGATGAGATAGAGCTTTCAAAAGTATTCTGACACGTCTGACCACCTGGCCATATGTGCGACCTTGCAGTGTCAACGCTACTGATTGTATATGTGGCCGAAGTCTCGTTAATAGGAATTGTAATACTGTATGTTTGAATTGATTGAACTAGACCTGCGGCAACCGCGGGTCTTATTGCCCCTAACCCAGCTGGAAGTCCGAATAGCCCCAGAAAAAGTTGCGCTGAGTTTTGAGGTTTTGCCTTCGCATAAACAATCTCAGGACGATGAGTAGTCGCTGGGGTATAGAGGATCGACGCCATCGTCAAGGCGATAGCAGTAGCAGTCACAACTTTTTTAAGGTTGTTCATCATGCTGCCGTATCCCCCAACAATACCCATTTTGCGTTTGTACCGGTGTTGCTTTCTACAAACAAAGTCCCGCCGGCATATTGTCCAGCGCTCTTCGTATGAGATTGACGGTTCACTAATGAGCCCCCAGCTTCAGCGGCGAAGGTAATCTGACCAGCGCCTTTTGCATACCACGTGAAGGCTGTTCCTTTTGGAGAACTGTTTTCCAAGGTGACGGTGATGGCAGAAGCATTGCTGAATGAAACTATTTTACCAGTGTCGCCATCGACCGTTGTGTAGGTAGTACCAGTTTGATCGTTGAAAACACCAGTATAACCATACAGCCCGTTGCTATCATCGATGAACACACCAGAGTTTTGCTGCTTGCCTGATGTACCATCGTAACGAGAAATTGCATTATCTGTAGAAGAGACACTGAAAGGGACTGCGGCTTTTACGGTATAATTCAAGCAGCGAACAACCCCAGACGCCTCACCTCTAAGTGTGGCAGTATCCCCAGCCGCCGTGGTGATATTTGCCCCACCAGGGAGGATAAGGCTTGCCCCGTTTGTAAATGTGAGAGCCCCATCAAACACCACCTTACACTCTCTACCTTGGGAAAGAGTGATCCCAGTGATGGCAGTCGTACCAGTGATGTGAACATAATTCCCAGTTGCTGTATCAAGATTGGTGGTCGTAGCACTAGCAACGTCAGCCCCCTGAGTAAAGGTCTGGGGATTGAGCAGAACATATTGCGTCCCATCGTCCCAGATCAAAGCTGGAATGTTGATGACTAGATCACCAACCGCCAGAATGACAAGTGCTCCACCAATAGATTTCTTTATATTTCTGGTCGCCAAAGCCGAGACGGCGACAGTTACTACCCCTGAAGTATTAGTGGCTGGTGGGAGGAATATGCGTGTGTCGTTTGCAGCATAGGCACCGAGTGCCGGCGTGGGTGTGAGGGTGATCGCATTAGCCGTACCACCGACAGTACCGCCGCTCAGAAGCGCAGCCGGCGCCACAAGCATTGAGGCAGTCACAGATGCTGCCTTGATAGTCGCTGTGGCTGGGTTAAGCAATTCCCATCTTGTATTAGCGGAATTGTATTCAAAGATACAGGCATGCCCCGCCCCAGCAATATCCCCTGGAACGAGCGCTGTACCCCCGCGGGTGACGATATTATAAGCCGTTACTCCGTCAGGAGCAAAAGTGGGATTACTTATCGTGTTGGGGCCTAAAGCTACCACAACGCAAAGTGTTTTATCCGTTAGGGTAAGGTCAGGGGTAAAATTCGCAGTGATAGCATCAGCGGTACCACCCGCATCCGCGATTGGAATAGAACCAGTAGGGCCCGTATCCCCCGTTGTTCCCTTATCCCCAGTGATAAGAAACTGTGTAGTCAGGATGTCGTTATTACTAAAGGAACCGTTCCCCGATACGTATGCAATAGTGAATGTATCCCACGAACCATTATCCGTTATTGTACCGGTGATGTTGAAGATCGCGTAAACTGTTGGGTCTGATTGTTTGAAAAGACGAGCCTTCGTCTTGATGGTTGAAGTACTATCATCAAGAGTGGCCAGCAATGCGGCAATGGCTTGGGAATCATTAGTCGTCTCATGGATATACAACGCCGTGGCTGCTGACAGCACAGCATTGTTCACTTTCAAATATCCAGTTGTGGGATCAGATGATGTTGTATCAGTGGAAAATTTATATGCAAAACCGGCAGCTGCTGCAGAAAGAACAGCAGAAGCTGCGGCGTTCGACGCCTGGGTTGTCGCCGTCGAGGCAGAAGTTGAGGCGGATGATGCGCTGGCAGCCGCGTTGGTTTCTGCAGTCTCAGCGTTATTCTCCGAGGTCAATGCTGCCGCTGCTG